ATTTAATGACAGGAATAATCCTGTAATTACAATAAGGAGTGAGAAAGATGAAGAAGACTTTTATCGCTATCGTTATGGCAATTACGGTTATGAGTGTTATGGTTATGGGGGCCGAGAAGGCCTTCGCTGCTACCTACAGCAATGACGCTGTGGTAGCCAACGATGCAGACTACTATGTTTGTCGAGTTAACGACGACTTCAAGAGCATCGTGCGGTATATCGAAGCGAATCCGAATTGGGACTTCCATTTGGTGAAGATGATGATTCATCACGAAGGTGATGACATAATCGTCAGCACCGCTTGGATGAACGAGAACGGAATGAACTACGAGACTTACCGTTACGGTACAGATGAGGTCGCCGACCTCGACATGCAGGCGGCTGTCATCGACGGCTACTACATGTGCCACTACTGGTTGGTTTAGCTTTGCGAGGGGCGCTTTTACAGGCCCCTTTCCTTTTTCTCGAAAAGATATTTTACACGCCCTTTAATGAGAACGTATAAAACGTTAAAGGAGGTTCTATGGATTGGTTTGGCAAGGCAATTTCATGGACAATCGCTGCAGGATTCTGTTTGATGGGGGTCTATGTAGGACTACTAATACTCCGCATTGCGTTCGGAGTTGCGGGATTCTTACTTGGATCGTCGTTGGGAACGGTCCTGCTCGCGATACTTCTTTGGAATTGGTACAAGAGACACAAGGATAACTTTAAGTTTTAGGTTCTGCTGAGAGGTCACACATGTGGCCTCTTTTTCTTTCGAGAAAGGATATTTTATGCTTCATGTATTTTCGCATCTGTTCGCTTGCATGGCATGCTTTGGTCTCGGACGAATGAGTTACTTAGTAATGCGAAATAGATATTTGGAGGACAAGAAACAGGAGCTGCTTTCTTATCACGCAGAACTCCTTGCAATCGAGGAGAACCTAGAGGCGAGGGATAAGCAAATTCGACAGAAGTGGCAAAACCTGGTGGATGATATTTCAAAGTATCAGGCGATGGTTGGCGGATTTGAAAATGGCAAGTGGACGGATATGGATGATGTTTATCTCAATTCATGGAAGTCTGCCGAGGAATAAGTTTTACACTCCCCTTAATGGAGCAATAAGGCTCTAATGTCGAGAGGAGTTTTATGAGAGACCATAATTGGTTTGGACTGTTGGGCATTCTAGCTATTATATGTCTACCACTATGGATTTTGAAAGATGCGATTCGGGATATTTTAGACTAGACTTGCTCTATTAGAGGCTGCACACGCGGCCTCTTTTTATTTCGAGGAGTTTGATGGAATACAAAGCTGAACGTAATGCAAAAATTTATGACGAATGGGCTATAAGAGGAAGGAGTTTTGCGGATATTGGTCGAGAATACGGCCTAACAAGAGACCGAATACGCGAAATTGTGAAGGCGGAGGGACGAAAAAGGGCAAATAAACACTAATGACAAACCGCAGGTAGATGGCCATGTTTTAAGGCGATTTAAGGCCTTTAAATTTTTAAAACGGGTAATTATACCTAAAAGAAAGGATATTTAATGACTTTTGAAGAGTTTTGCGAGTGCTGCTCGTGCGATGAGTATGATGTGACAAATAACGAAACGCAAATAACTGTTATATTTACCGCAGGAATGATTCGAGAGTTTTCAAAAGTGTTTTACAAAGCGAACGAAGAGGTCGCCAAACGACTAATTATGCACGACCTCTATGACTATCTAAAGGAGCGATTTAATGGATAACGTAATTTGTAATCCCGACGGCAGTATTGATTGGAATGCGAACGGATGGCCAGAGCCCAATCCAGGCGCCGAGACTATGGTTGACGGGTATAGCACAAATGGCATGCCGTCTGATATTTTCGATATGTGGATGGACGAATGCGATGAGCTCGAGACGGGGTGGAGCATTGATTGGTAATACCGAAATTGCCGAACTTATGATGTTGCGTCAAGCGGCGGAGCTGTATACCTGCGCAGAGATTCTACGCGACGCTATTGAGGGAGACGAGCACGACCAATTTAGCGCTGACTATATAGATGGCGAGCGCGATATGGTGCGTTATGCGGCTAAAGGGTTGAAGGTAAAAATCGACGAACTTCTTGAGTGTTTTGGAATTGAGGAGGACGAATGAGCAAATTCCTTTGCGGCGTGTATGTAGGAGCTAGTGCAGTTTTTATTTGGGGAATGTTCATCGAGATTCAGAGAATGGCGGGAATGATTAATGGCCAAAGTAACTCTTAGGCAATGCTTCATGTGCGGTAAGGATATTTCTATTGGCGACGATGCCGGTCAGATGACCTTTGCTGGATTCTTTGACCGCAACCAATTTCCGTATTACAACCAAATCAATCTCTGCAAGTCCTGCCATATAGATCTTTACGACGTAATAATGCATTGTTTATATTCTGAATACAAGGAGGACAACAATGGCGACTCCGATAACTCTTGACGAATTCTTTGAGATGGCACAGCTTGGTGGACAAATCAAAGCTTACCATGATATTATAGACCTTATGAACGAGTGTCATGGAGATGGCGATGAATTCGTCGCCAAAATTATGAGCAATTTTAAGCTCCTAAATAAAGACTTTTCCAATGTTGCTCTAAAGTTTAAGATGGGCGGGAGCAAGGTTCGCATGGATGAAGAGAGCATCGATGGCCTCGGTAAATGATATTTTACACAGCCTTAAGTGAGGGTGCGGTTACACAACAGAAAGGAACGAAATGAAAGGTTTCAGCGGTCACACGTCGTACTACGTCAATGTAGGACAAACTATCGGAATCGTCGGCGGATTAATTCTGGGCTTTAAGGCTCTTCGCGTAGAAGAAGCCAAGGCCGGTATTCAGCGCCGACCTCTGAAGGATGTCGTCGTTGATGATATTCGTCGTGTGAAGACGTGGTATTCAGACAATTTCGGTGCCACTAAGATGTACACGCACCGATAGACATTAGGGCTGGCTTTACGCTGGCCCTTTTGTTTTCGAAAGGATTGCTTATGCCTATTTGGGTTAAGTGCATTTTTATGCTGTGGGTTGTAACATTTGTCCTTGTTATATATCTTCGTATGTGGGCATTGAACGATAAAAATATTGGACGTATTGTGCGACGTGACTTTCCTAAGTGGGTTCTTGCTACAGGGTGGTCTGTGATTGCATCGATAGCATCAATCATCCCGTTGTTTGTATGGTTGATATTTTTTAGGTAGTTTTTACACATCTCTTAATGGAACGGATACAAGATTCCGTTGAGAGAAAGGAAACGAGATGAACTTCGAGATTTCTGAGGACGTCAAGTTCTGGCTTATGATGCTTGGTTACACCGGCGGCACGCTTGTGCTGTGCTACTGGATGTACAAGTGGTTTGCCGGACTCGTTGGCGCCGCAGTTGTCAAAGAGCTCGTCAAGGCCGGAGTCATTGCGGTCTTGTAAAGTTCCAAAATAGAAGGCGCTGTGCTGGTGTTACGCAGCGCCTGTCTTTTCTTTTCGAGGGGCAAGAGAAAGGAAGCGTTATGGCTAGAAAACTGTCCGACGAACAAAAGCTTTATATTTGCGAAATGCTGGAAAAGGGGTGTACATACAGGCAAATTTGCGCCGATGCGAAGGTGTCTCCATCAACTATATCGGCTGTTAAGAAAGAATTTTATGGAAAGGACGACGACGTGAAGAAGGCCATCATTGCAGGAGATAAGTTCAACGGAATTCTTGAGTGCGTAGGCTCCAATCAGTATGTCGGTACTTGTCGAGTGCAGGGTGGCAAGTTCAAGAAGCGTCGTTTTTATTGCAACAACTCTACAGAAGCAAAGAATCAGTGGGAGGAATGGAAGGACGAGCTGCATGCCGAAGAGAAGCCTGTAAACAACACTCCGATTGAGGTGAAGCCAATGAGGAAGCCTGTTGTAAAAGAGCCCACGGTTGTCACCACTCCTGCGATTGTAAGTACTTCTCCAGTACCGCCAAACAACGCAAACGAGATTTATATTCTCGCTGTCGGTGACCCGAAGATTGCTGGCTCTTTCGCCACCTATGACGAAGCCGTACAGGCCGCCACAATTGCGAATAACGCTCTAGAATTTGCCGGGGTGGATATTCGCTATTCGGTTTTGAAGGTTCTGCCGTACGGAAGCAAGTCATAGGTTTTACACGCCTCTTAATGGCAGTAATGGTGCTGCTACGTAGAAAGGAAGATATTATGGCGAACACCAAGATTGTCGACAACAATCGCGCGTCTAAGGACCGTCTTCTGTTCAAGCGGGCATTTATGTACCGACAGAGCGGGCATGACTATTCTTGGATTGCGGCTAAGCTCGGCATGTCCGAGGTGGCTGTCAAGGAACTTCTGACAGTTACGTTCTAAGCACCATTAAGCAATTTGAGGGGCTGCGTGGAAACACGTGGCTCCTCTTTTTCTTTTGATATTAAAAAGAAAGGACGCATCATGAAGAAGATTCCATTTGGTAAGATTTACAAAACAGGCAAGGCGTTCCTAGTAAAGCATTCTGCTGATATTCTCACCGGATTCACGGCATGCGGAGTGGTTCTCACGGGTATAGAGACTCATAAGGCAACGAAGAAGGCCGAGGAATACCTTCGTATTAATGGTTACGACAAGGCGAATCCCGAGACTCAGAAGGTTCTGAAGTGGGAGTCTCGCAAGAATTATATTCTGCCCACAATTATCGGTGGTGCTACCATTGGCGCTGCGGTGGGTGCAAATCTCATCAACCACAAGCAAATTGCTGGCTTGGCAGCAGCCTGCACGGTCGCCGAGACGGCACTTAGCGAGCATCGCGATAAGATTGAGGAGCTGATGGGCGAAAAGGCTCTTCAGAAGATTGACGATGAAGTCAATATGGACCATGGGCATGATATTCTTATGAACGACGACGAGGTTTACGACACCGGTCGTGGTAAGGTTCTGTGCTGTGAAGGATATTTGACTGGTAGGAAGTTCTACGCTAACCCTGATTGGATTAGGCGTTGCGTAAACGACTTCAATGAACGAGTAAACCAGGATTCGTATGCCTCATACGGAGAATTCTTGGATATTCTCTGGCAAGACTGTAGGGATTTGGTAATTCCTAAGTCTGCAGAGAATGTTGGATACGCAGTTCATACGAATGGATTGATGCGTGTTGAAATTACGAGCGACATTGACCCGACCACTGGCGAGCCGTACTTGATATTTGCTCCTACCAATAACCCAATCGCCAATTACATGGACATGTTTTAAGGATTTCAGGGAGTCGTATGAGCTACGAAATTCGTAAGTCTGAGGATATTCCTGGCATCGAGTCTGGTCAGCCTATCGTAATGCCTCTGGAGTTGCCCATTTACACCGGCAGCACTTCAGAACTTGGTGCGCAGGCTTTGCACGATTTGGCTTCTTGTCTACGTCATGACGCGGCTTGCGAAACTCTTGAAAACTATTTTGATATGGAAGACCCTTCTGTTGCAGAGCTCTATAATCAAGAGTATGCCCAGCTAGTAGCCAAGTTTGTGGCGGTTTTGATGGCGTTGACTGGTATTGCTGACAACCGAGGCATTGATATTATGCAGGAGATTTGGGAGATGCCATGGGAAGTGTAGTTTTTACACAGTCTTTAATGGAGACAATTCCGTCTCCAGCAAACAAAGAAAGGATTTAGGAATGGACGAGACTATGGTGAATGAGACCATCGACGAGACCACGACTGTTGACGAGTTCTATGACGACGTCGAGGATGCTGGAGTTCTTGGAAAGGTTCTGCTTGGTGGAGCCGTTCTTGCGACTGGTGTCGCAGGAGGATTCGCTGTGAAGAACAAGGACAAGATTAAGGCGTTCTTCGACGAGAAGAAGGAGGCTCGTCGTCAGAAGAAGGTAAAGAAGGCGATGGAGCGTTTGGCCAAGCTTGAGGCCAAGGCCCCTAAGCCTGCTGAGGAAGCTGAGAAGGAAGAGTAACTAGACTGAGAGGTCGCAAAACGCGGCCTCTCTTTCTTTTTCGAAACTCTTAGAGAAAGGTTTTTACAATGAAACTTAAGAAGATTGATACCGAGTCCAAGACCTACAAGAACATTCGTGGTGGAATTGGATTTGTATCTGGTATAGGCGCTGGCTTTGCATTTGAGGCCATGAGCATTCCTTGGGTTCGTTCCATTTTTAGGTCTCGACTCATGCATATTGCATGCTTTGGTGGTGTGGTTAGCATTTCCACGCTCATTATGGAGATTGGAGATACTCAATCTCAGCGAATTGTCGACACATATGCTACTTGCTGGAATGATGTTGCTGATTTCCTAAACGAGCTTCACGATTCCGAGATTGATGATGAAGAGCCGGATGACGGATACGGTGTCGAGACGAAGCAGACGTTCGCAGGCATTGATATTCCCGATAAGAACGCCACGCCGATTGCTGAGAAGCAGTTTATTGCGGATGTGGTTGATAAGGTTCGTCCGTTTGAGTTTAAGACGGAGGAGGACGCGAAACGGCTTGTCGAGGAATTGGCCAGCTTCATCGGTGAGTGTGGGCATGCTGATATCCCCCTTGCATTCGCAGGGTCTGGGCACGTTCTTCCGATTGAGGTTTATGACGTCGCTCTTAAGTTCGGTTGGACAACTGAGGATGTCAAGGAATGGGGTGTAGACAAGATTGATGAGAATCTCTACGTTGCCGACATCTTTAACTACCATGATATTTCCGACACCTACCAGATTCTTAACCTTAAGGAGGAGTAATTGTGGCAGAGGTTGTGAACGTGCCGAAAGTGAATGCGTCGTCTCTCACAAGGGAGACGTCAACTCTCAGTAAGCCGATTAAGAAAGAAGACAAACCGGCTATTGAGAAGGTGGAGCTGAAGGGGGCGGTCGTGAAAAAGCGGCCGTCCTTCTTTTCTAAGCTTAAGGAAACCTTTATTGCAGACGATGCTCGCGATGTTGGCGATTACATTGTCTGGGATATTATCGTTCCGACTATTCGACGCACCATTCGCGATGTGATTGTCGGTAGCGCGGATAGGATATTCTTGGGTACGTCTTCACCTAATAGCAGCTCGGTTCTGTATCGCGAACGTGGCGTCACTCGTGTTAGGACGGACTACTCAAGCAAGTCCACGAATGCGAATAAGATTAAGCCAGCGGTTGAGACTAACGTTCGACGTCCCACAAGGGTAAACTTTCACCTAAACGAGATTGTGTTTAATAACTACGATGACGCTTCCTCGGTTCTCGAGCGTCTCGTGGATTATCTTGACACATACGGTAAGGTGAGTGTCGACGATTACTTCGACCTTGTCGGTCAGTCGAGTGATTTCACGGCTCAAGATTGGGGATGGACGTCTCTGAGCAGCGCAACCATCGTAAATACGTACGGTGGATATTTCATTAAGCTTCCGAATCCGATTGTCATTAAGGAGTAGGCATGACGCCTGAGAGTGTTTATGCGCGATTTTGTCAAGAGTTTCCTGACGTGGTTCCTCAGATTGTTCAGTGGCGTAGTCGTCGTACTGATACTGCCGCTGGTTCTATTGTCCTCATGCTCCGCAACCATCGCACTTTGATATTTAGCGTCAACAAGGACGGTACTTGGATTCTGAAGAGGAAGTAATATGGAGATTATTGATTATCCGTATAGTGATATTCTATTCAATCCAATTGGTGAAAACCGCAATAGCATGATTGAGTCCGCTCGGTTGTGTTATAAAAGCGTTGCCAAGACTGTGGAGGCCGATTCCAAGCTTCTAAAGAATTGCGTTAAAAAGGGGCATTGGTCTCCTATTGAGCACAGCATCGTAAAGGTGCGCTTGGTTTGTGACCGGGGTATTAGTCACGAGCTTGTGCGTCATAGGTTGGCTGCGTTTAACCAGGAGTCGACTAGATATTGTAACTATTCCCAAGGACGGTTCGAAAGTCAGATTAGCGTAGTTAAGCCATATCACATCCACAAGGATTCGATGGAGTATTATATTTGGCGGAAGCAGTGCGAGGATGCGGAGAAGGCGTACTTTGACCTTCTCGAGCTTGGCATTACGCCTGAGACGGCTCGAGCGGTGTTGCCAACTTGCCTAGCTACGACTATTGATATTACTGCGAATCTTCGTGAATGGTATCACATTCTGGACTTGCGTACTAGTCGACAGGCGCATCCAGACATGCGGTTGGCTATGCATCATATTCTCATAACTCTCGCCGATTATTATCCTGAGATTTTTGGGACGCTCTATCTCGAGCGCAATCGAGAGATTATGGACGATTTTGTTAATGTAGAAAAGAAGGGCGAATAGAAATGAATATTCCCGTACCTGTTTTGAAGGCAGCTCACAAGGCTGGAAATTGGCTTGTTAAGAACGGACCGAAGATTGCCAGTGTTAGTGGCGGGCTGATGGCCGTAGGAGGCGCTGTAATGGCCTGTAACGCCACGCTAAAGGTCGATACGGTACTTGATACGCATAAGGAGCGAATGGAGCGTATTAAGGCTGCTAAGGCCATTAGCGACGAAAACGGCGATGGCGAGTTTACCGAGAAGGATGTGAAGCGAGCGAAGTTCGAGACCTATCGCGATACAGCTCTCGATTTTGTTAGGTTGTATGGTCCTGCGTTCGCGGTTGGTATGTCGGGTGTTGGTCTGATGCAGGCGGCGTTTATCGTGACTGAGCGTCGTCGTGCTAGCGCTATTGCAGCTCTGACGACTATGGACCAGATGTATCAGAATCTTCTAGCTAGTGGTAATGAGGAGATTGATATTACCGGCATGCCGTCGACCATTGTGGCTGATTCAGTTGAGATGGATGAGGATGACCCGGAGAGCTCAATTATCCTTGCTCCTGAGAATGTGCCCGACCCGTTCTTCTTTATATTTGACGTAGATAACGAGTCTTTCCAGAACACATACGGAAACAAGCGCGTCGAGTTCCTCACGAACGAGCGATTCATACTGTCCGCAATTGAGAATTATAACTATAGTCTGAGTGGACATGTGGTTGACCACGTTTGGTTGAACGATCTCCTCAAGGCTTGGGGCATGGAGGAGAGTGAGTTCGGCCAGCATTATGGCTGGAACGGAAACACCGGCGACCAGATTGAATATAAGATTGTTCCATTTATCAAGCAGTGGAATGACGAGGGCGACAAGCAGTTCCCGCTTCTGGTTCAGATTAGTCGCGAGGAGTTTGAGGAGCTCGAGGCGTCTGATGTTCAGGAGGGTTATTGCATCGGAATTCGTCTGCTGAGTTCTAGCGACGGTCACGATGATATTTGTGACCCGCGCTTTATCTACAATGAGGTGTATGGCAAGTGATTGAGTATTTGAAGAAGATGGTTGGCGAGATTCTGATTGATATTGGTCGGAAGCTCGTGCGGTCGTCTGAGATGAATTCGTACGTCAGGTATACGAGGAGCGCCTCTAAGAACAAATACAACTGGTAACATCTTGCGTTAACTTATATTTCTATTGGACAGAGGGTGGAAAAGACACGCCCTCTGTCCTTTTCTCTTGATTGGAGGTGTGCGATGGACGAGTTTGATGGATATTTTCTGTGGCTTTGTGAACTAGTGAATGCAGACATGGATAACTATAGCGAGCTTATGTACGAGCTTCATAACACTGACTTCTATTGGTGTATCGAGTTGGATGCTAGTCGTGCGTCCGAGGGTTTGGAGCTTCGTAAAGAGTATTGCGATATTAACAAATATTTCGATACTGATTGGGTTATGTTCATGGACAAACCTTGCAGCGTTCTTGAGGCTTTGATTAGTCTTGCTAGGCGTATGGACGACATGCTCATTGAGGATAATACATCAGAACGAGTCGCTGTGTGGTTCTGGGAGATGGTCAAGAATCTTGGATTGAAGAAGTACACCAATACGGTTATATGGATTGGCCAGGATGATGACCGGTATGATATTCAGGAGATTCTAAGGATTTGGATGAGTCGAGAATTTGCTGCGGACGGTTCCGGGTCTCCTTTTCCGCTTAGGTATCCCGCTCACGACCAATGCGAGAGGACTCTTGTCTATCAATTGAACGACTATATTCTCGAGAATTATGTTGAGGAGTAGTTGTTAGTTTGTCTTTACCATTTTTTTGGTATTTATACCATTTTTGGAAAATTGAAAACATAGGGTTTTACCTGCGGTTTTTACCATTTTACCATTTTTTTTATTATTTTTAAATTTAAAAATATTAAAAATAATTAATATATATAGGGTAATAGGACCCCCCCCTATTTTAGGTTTTTTGGCGAAAAATGGTAAAAATCGGTATTTTTAGCGAGAGAAAGGAGGGTTTATGGACTTCTTTCGAGTCAATTGGCGTTCGACAAAAAGAGGCACTATCGAGGTCTATCCGAGCTTTTTGATATCCGAGAGTAAGGACTTCATGGTTCGAGGTCGAGACTTCTATGCGATATTTGATGAGTCGACTGGACTGTGGAGTACTAACGAGTTTGATGTTGTCAGGCTTGTTGATAAAGAGCTGTATGATTATGCAGAAGAGTTGCGAAAGACTACAGAAGATAGAGTCGCGGTTTTGACTTTGAGTGATTACAGTTCTAAGTCGTGGGCTGATTACAAGGGATTGATATCTCGGTACCCGGACCATTACCAAGCGCTCGATAGCAAACTGATATTTGCCGACGCCGATACTAAGCGAGAAGACTATGCCAGCAAGAAGCTTCCTTACTCGTTGAGTGACAGTCCATGCGATGCTTGGGAGGAATTGATATCTACTCTGTACGAGCCTTCCGAGAGAAGAAAGATTGAGTGGGCTATCGGTTCGATTGTTGCTGGCGAAGCAAAAGATATTCAGAAGTTTCTAGTGTTCTATGGCGATGCTGGAACCGGCAAGTCTACGGTTCTGAACATTATTCAGAAACTGTTTGATGGATATTATGCTATCTTCGATGCTAAGTCGTTAGCTACTGCGAGCAACCAGTTTAGCACTGAGGCTTTTAAGAACAATCCTCTGATTGCGATTCAGCATGATGGCGACTTGAGTAGGATTGACGATAACAGTCGACTGAATAGTATCGTGTCACACGAGGAAATGACCATCAACGAGAAGCATAAATCTTTATATTCTATCAAGATGAATGCGTTTCTGTTTATGGCAACTAACAAGCCGGTCAAGATTACCGATGCTAAGTCTGGGTTGATTCGTCGACTTATTGATGTTAATCCTACTGGCAAGAAGATTCCGTCCAATAGGTATCAGAAGCTCATGCATGATATTGACTTTGAGCTTGGCGCCATTGCGAATCACTGTAAGACCGTGTATGAGACACTTGGCAAGCATTACTACGATTCGTACAGGTCTTCCGAGATGCAGTATAAGACGGACGTGTTCTTCAACTTCGTCGATGCGAACTACTTTGAGTTTGCTAAAGCGGATTATGTGACACTGAAGCAAGCGTATTCGCTTTACAAAGAGTACTGCGATGAGACTTCTCTGAATTTTGTCATGCCGATGTATCAGTTCAGAGAAGAGTTGAAGAATTACTTCTCGGTGTTCTTGAAGGATAAGGTTGTTGATGGTAAGCATTTTCGAAGTGTTTATGAAGGTTTCCTTGTAGACAAGCTCGAGTATAACTCTGGCGAGACATTTGAGGAAATGCTTCCTAACGAGTCCTGGCTAGAGATGTCTAGCAGTTCTTCAGTGTTTGATATTCTGGCCAAAGACTATCCTGCACAGTACGCTAGTGACATCGAGACTCCTCTGAAGAAGTGGATTAACGTTACAACCAAGCTGTCTGATATTGATACGAGTAAGTTGCACTATGTTAAGGTTCCTCCAGAGCATATTGTTATCGACTTTGATTTGAAGGACAAAGATGGTAACAAGTCTGCAGAGAAGAATCTAGCTGCTGCAAACAAGTGGCCTAAGACCTATGCTGAGTTTAGTAAGGGCGGAGCTGGCATACATCTGCATTATATTTACGATGGCGATGTGGACGAGCTTAGTCGAGTCTATTCTGAAGGTATAGAGATTAAGGTATTCAACGGGAATAGTTCTTTGAGAAGGAGGTTGAGTCTTTGTAATGATATTCCCGTAGCTCATATTAGTGGAGGGCTGCCAAAAAAGGAGAGAAAGGTGATTAATCAGAACACGATTAAGAGCGAGAAGGCGCTCCGAGACCTTATTGTTAAGGGTCTCCGAAAAGAGGTGTGGCCAAACACCAAACCTTCGATTGATTTCATCTATAAGATATTGGATGAAGCATATGCTAGCGGAATCGAGTATGATGTTAGTGACATGCATACTGCAATTCTTGCGTTTGCCGCGGATAGCACGCATCAGGCTAGATATTGCATGGACTGTGTTGCTAAGATGCGCTTCATGTCGAAGGAGAAGGAAGAGCAGGAACGGGTGAAGTCGGTTAAAGACCCAATTGTGTTCTTTGATATTGAGGTGTTTCCGAATCTGTTCCTGGTCAACTACAAGGTTGCTGGAGAAGGTAATCCGGTTATTAGGATGATTAATCCGGATTCGCATGCTATGGAGGAGTTGTTCCAGTATAGGCTTGTTGGATTTAACAACAGGCGATACGACAACCACATCATCTATGCATGTTATCTTGGATATTCTGTTGAGCAACTTTATGGTCTGTCTCAGCGAATCATTAATGGCGACCGAGATGCGTTCTTCGGAGAAGCGTACAAGCTTAGCTATACTGACGTGTATGATTTCTCTAGTAAGAAGCAGAGTCTGAAGAAGTTTGAGATTGAGCTTGGGATTCATCACCAGGAGCTGGGATTGCCTTGGGACCAACCTGTCGACCCGAAGAGATTCGAGGAAGTTGCTGAGTATTGTGATAATGATGTTTTGGCGACTGAAGCAGTGTTTAACGCTAGGCATGCCGACTTCGTGGCTCGAGAGATTCTGGCGGATTTGAGCGGGCTTACGGTGAATGATACCACCAATCAGCACACTACTCGAATTATATTTGGGAACGACCCTAATCCTCAGAAGAAGTTTGTGTATACGGATTTGTCTGAGATGTTTCCTGGATATAAGTTTGAGAATGGTCACAGCTCGTATCGAGGTGAAGATCCTAGCGAAGGCGGATACGTATATGCCGAACCTGGAATGTATGGCAACGTTGCTCTTCTTGATATCGCTAGCCTACACCCTACATCGATTGAATTGCTGAATCTCTTTGGTCCTTATACTGAGCGTTTTAGCGATATTAAGAAAGCTCGCATTTTTATTAAGCATCACGATTATGATAGTGCTAAAAAGTTAATGGACGGTAAACTTGCTAAACACTTGACTGGTAGTGAGGATGATGCTGATGCGCTTGCTTATGCACTTAAGATTGCTATTAATAGCGTATATGGTCTGACTTCTGCTAAGTTCCCAAATAAGTTTAAAGACCCTCGCAATGTTGATAATATTGTTGCTAAGCGCGGCGCATTGTTTATGATTGAGTTGAAGCATGCTGTGCAGGAGAAGGGTTGGACTGTCGCCCACATTAAGACCGATTCCATCAAGATTCCTGATGCCACTCCGGAGATGATTGATTTTGTTGTCGAGTTTGGTAAGAAGTATGGCTATGACTTTGAGCATGAGGCGACATACGATAAGATGTGCCTTGTGAACAAGTCTACTTATATTGCTAAGTATGCCACCGGTAAGCATGCGGGAGAGTGGACCGCAACTGGTGCACAGTTCCAGCAACCGTATGTCTTCAAGACTTTGTTTAGTCATGAGCCATTGATGTTTGATGACATGTGCGAGACAAAGAACTGTAAGACTGCGTTCTATTTGGATATGAACGAAGGGATGTCTGATGGCGAGCATAACTATCAATTTGTCGGACGAGCTGGGCAATTCACGCCAGTTAAAGATGGAGTGGGAGGAGGCCGACTTGTCCGAGAGCAGTCTGGTAAGTATTATTCCGCTACTGATGCGGATGGATATCGATGGCTCGAGTCGGAAACAGTGCGACGACTTGGACTGGAAGAATGTGTGGATACCAACTATTACCAGCGAAAAGTCGACGAAGCAGTGGCCGACATCAGTGAGTACGGAGACTTTGAATGGTTCATAGGTGATGAGCCTTATAAGGAGTATGTTTGATATTCCTTGGCTGCCTCCATGTCAAAAAGAAACAAAGTGTTCTAAATGTGGGTCGTACTCAGGCTATTGTCGACTTGGGTACGACCTTAGTACTTTGATATTTTAGAGAAAGGACCTATCATGGCCAATCGCGTTAATCGTTCTCTTAAGTTCGAAGAGGTTCCTGGTTCCGACCTTTGGTATCGTAATATGCAGGGAACTCCTACTCAGTACACTCCTGCGGGCACTCGTAGCTTTGCCATTGCTATTAGTGACGAGCTTGCAGAGGAGCTTGAGAATGAGGGCTGGACTTGCATCAGCCATAAGCCTCGTAGTTCTAACGACCCTGATAGCCCAATCATTGCTCGTTTCAAGATTAAGATGAACTTTAACAGTGCTAATCCTCCTCGTATTTATATCGCTAGTAGTGATGGCACTCGTCGCACTCAAGTTGACGAGCAGTATCTCGATGACCAGAACATTGACCGTCGCGGTATTGAGTGGTGTGATATTGCGGTTAATCCTTACAACCGCAATGTGAATGGCAAGGATTGGTGCAGCGCGTATCTTAGTGAGCTCACCATTAAGCTTCAGGAGGGCGCCTTCGATTATAAGTATGCGGAGGATGTGCCCTTCTAGGATTGATATTCGGAGGAACAATGTCGCTTAGTCTGTATGACCATCAGCTAAGCGCAATAGACAAGCTGAAGTCCGGCTCCATCCTTTGTGGTGGAGTCGGCTCCGGCAAGTCTAGAACAGCGCTTGCTTACTACTATTTGAAAGAGGCGAAAGGCACTCTCGAGATTAATGGACATGGGCGTACAAGAGAGATGCGGATTGATATTCCTTTGTACATCATCACTACTGCCCATAAGAGAGACCTGCGAGAGTGGGAATTAGAGTGCAGATTCTTTCCTGGCGTCGAACCTGTTGTAGATTCGTGGAATAATGTGGCCAAGTATAAAGATGTGAAGGGCGCGTTCTTTATATTTGATGAGCAGAGGGTGGTTGGATATGGAGCGTGGTCTAAGGCTTTTATCCGTATTAGCAGGAGTAATCATTGGATATTGCTTAGCGCAACTCCTGGTGACACTTGGATGGACTATGTTTCTGTATTCATAGCTAATGGGTTTTACCCGAATAAGACGGCTTTTGAGAGGAGACATGTTGTCTACAGCAGATTTGCAAAGTACCCGAAAGTCGAGAGATATGTTGGTGTGGATATTCTTGAAGAATACCGAAGCAAAATCTTGGTTAAAATGCCTGACACCAGACCAACTATCACTCATCATGAATATGTTCGAGTGCCATACGATTCGGAATTGTCTAGCCGTGTCATCAAAGAACGATGGGATGTCTTCAAAAAAGAACCTCTTAGGGACGCTGGCGCAATGTGTCTCGTCCTTAGAAGAATTGCCAATGCAGAGCCTAAAAGACTAGCTAAGGCTATTGATATTGTTAAAAAGAGCAAGAAGTGCATAGTCTTTTACAACTACAATTATGAGTTGGAGATGCTTGAAGATGTTCTTGACGAAAGAGGAATTGTCTATTCTGAATGGAATGGGCATAGGCACGAGCAAATCCCTGATGGAGAAGCGTGGGCCTACTTGGTTCAGTATACGGCGGGAGCGGAAGGATGGAACTGTACAAGTACAGATAGTATACTCTTTTATTCCCAAAACTATTCCTACAAAATCATGCAACAAGCAGCTGGTCGAATCGACCGAATGAATACTCCGTTCACTCATCTGTACTACTATCATCTGATGTCTTCTTCGCCAATTGATATTGCTATTAAGCGAGCGATAGATGCTAAGAAGAATTTTAACGAAAGGGCGTTTTATGATGACAGAAGTAATTGGTAACGCTCAAGTATTTGCGGTAATTCGGGAAATTGAAACCGGTAAAGAATACGGCTTGCGTATAGAAGTATCCAATCCACTGATAGTTATTTCTTCTAGCGAGTCAGTTGATGCTTGCTTTAGTTTGAAAGGCTTTGAGGTTTCAAACGAAACTATTGAATTGGAAGATATGCGTAATAGACTTAATGGTTAGTGAAAGGATTTTGTATATGAGTCTGTATAACGACATGATGGATTTGAATACTGTTGAATTAACTCTATCTAAAGCAGCTATTTACGAGCAACTTGCGGAAGAGTGCGTTGAGCTTGCCCATGCATGCCAAAAGAAAGCTAGGAAGCTTCGTGGCGAAAATCCCACTCCGTTGGAGATGGATGAAATAGATGATGCTGTTACTGAAGAGTTAACCGATGTCACTCTTGTGGCGAGCGTCTTAGGTCTTGATTGTGATTTGCGTCTGTATTGGGATAAATATGATAGATGGTGTTCTCGCTTGATTGAGGATTCTGTCATAGACAATTCATAGCTGAATCCGCAGATTTTACACGTCCTTTAATGAGAGGGAGAGTATGCTCCCTCTTTTTGTTTTGAGGTTCTATGAAAAACGAAAATGCGTATCAAGGAGAACTCATCAAACGAATTAAGAGTCGAATTCCAGGCTCTTTTGTTTTGAAGAACGACCCTGACTACATTCAGGGTATTCCAGACCTATTGATATTGTATAAAGATAAATGGGCGATACTGGAAGTGAAAAGAAGTAAGAACGAAAAGCATCGTCCTAATCAGGATTACTATATTGATATGTTTGGCGAGTGGTCTTATGCATCATTCGTATACCCAGAGAATGAGGAGGTGGTTTTGGATGAACTGGAACGAGCATTGGAATCTTGCTAACAAGCACGCGTTTCTAAGTGCTTCTAAGTATCATTGGATTAACTACGATGAAGACCGATTGATATCGGCGTATAGTAGTTGGAAAGCCAAGGAGCGAGGTACTCGTCTTCATGCGTTTGCTTGTGAAGCAATAACTCTTGGTGTTAAGCTGTCTCATAGCAAGAGAACCTTGAATCAGTATGTCAATGATGCCATTGGTTTCGGCATGACTCCGGAATTGATATTGTATTACAGCGACAACTGTTTCGGGACAGCAGATGCCATTTCATTTGATGGGCAACTTCTTAGAATACACGACTTGAAGACAGGTGCTACTCCAGCATCATTCCATCAGTTAGAGATTTATGCGGCGCTATTCTGTCTCGAGTATAAGTATGACCCGAACGACATTGATATTGTTCTTAGGATTTACCAGTCTGACGAAATCCTTGAATATAGTCCTGACCCGTCCGATATTGTGGATATTATGAACACGATTGTCGAATTCGACCAAATCATTGAAGGTCTTCGTAAAGAGGGGTAGAGATGAAGGTTTCTGAAGAAAATTGGTTAGCACACGTTGGAACTCCTCAGGAGAGAGACTTCGACCCGCACGGTTCCGGTCGATACCGTCAAGGTTCTGGCGAGAACCCTTATCAGCATGCTAAAACGTTCAAGGACCGTGTCACTGCCATTAAGCGAGCCAATCCTGGAATTCGCGAGAAAGACCTTGTTAAGTATCTGGTTGATGATGGATATGGCGACGAGAATGGAAACCTCTCGATTCGTACTTATCGTCAGATGATTACCAAAGCCAAAGCTGAGATTGACGCAGAAGACTATAGGCGTGCGAAAGTTCTTAAAGAAGAGCGCCAATGGTCTGATAAAGCCATTGCCGAAGAGCTTGGTCGTTCTGAGTCTGGAGTTCGCGGCCTTCTTAAGAGAGATGCCGAAGCAAAATCTCGTAAGATTAACAGCGCTGCGGAAATCCTTAAAGAGTCTTTGGATACTCGCGGAGGCTTCATTGATATTGGCGCTTACTCCGAGATGTATCTTGGCGTAGGTCGAAGCAATCTTGATGCCGCGGTTCGTCAGCTGAAAGAAGAAGGCTACGAAGTAATCAACGGCTCGGTTCGTCAGGTGTTTGGTCAAGGCAATACTACCGTTAAGGTTCTCTGTCCTCCTGGTACCACCAAAGGCGACGTGTTTAATCATTTCGAGGACATTCGTCTTCCAATTGATATTCATGTCGATTCCGATGGAAAGAAGGTCGGTCTTCGCCCAATCGAGAATGTCTCCTCAAATCGAATTCAAATTAAGTATGCGGAAGAAGGCGGCGTAGACAAAGATGGTGTTATTGAGCTTCGTCGCGGCGTTCCTGACCTTGACCTTGGTAATGCTAAGTATGCTCAGGTTCGCATTGGTGTGGACGGCACTCACTACCTTAAGGGTATGGCTGTTTATGCTGATGATTTACCTGATGGAATTGATATTCGTTTCAATACTAATAAGCATGTTGGCACTCCTATGATTGCTAAGGAGCCTGGCGGTAAAGAGGTCCTTAAGCCAATGCAGGACCCGAAGAACCTTACGAATCCGTTCGGGGCTTCAATCAAGGCTGGTGGGCAGAACGGCGCTCTTAATATTGTAAACGAAGAAGGCGATTGGTCTAAGTGGTCTAAGACGCTTTCGTCTCAGTTCCTTTCCAAGCAATATGAGCAGACTGCCAAGAAACAGCTTAAGGCTACTGCTGACATATCGAAAGCCGAGTTTGAAGAGATTAAGTCTCTCACCAATCCGACGCTAAAAAGATATTTGCTTCAGCAGTTCGCTAATAGTTGCGATGCCGATGCTGTGCATCTAAAAGCGGTTCGACTTCCTGGACAAACGCAGAAAGTTCTTCTGCCTCTTCCTGGAAATGACCCTAAGAAGTGCTACTGTCCGAGTCTTCCTGATGGCACTGAGGTTGCGCTTATTAGATATCCTCATGGTGGTGTTTTCGAGATACCTAAGGTCATCGTTGATAATAAGAACCCATCTGCCAAAAAGATATTGGGCAATGCTCAAGATGCGATTGGTATTCATCCGTCTGTTGCAGGCATTTTGTCTGGTGCCGATTTTGATGGCGATACAGCGATGGTTTTACCAATCACTCGTCCTGACGGCACTCCTATTGTGCGCATTAAGACAAAGTCTCCTCTCGAGGGTCTTAAAAACTTTGAGCCAAAAGAGGTTTACAACGGCGACAACATGCCTGCTAAGGACCGCATGAAAAAGGGTCGAGTTCAGACTGAGATGGGAATGATATCCAATCTCATTACTGATATGACCATTCAGGGCGCAGATGATGACGAGCTTGCTCGTGCGGTTAGGCATTCGATGGTTGTTATTGATGCGTACAAGCATAAGCTTAACTATAAGGCTTCTGCTAAGGACAACCGAATCGACGAGCTTAAGGCAAAGTATCAGCCTAAAGGTGGTGCTAGCACCGTAATCTCTGCTGCCAAAGGCGAGAAAAATGCTTGGTTTGATGACCGTCGAGAGAAAGCTGTATCCAAGCTCACACCAGAAGAGCGTGAGCGTTGGGAACGAGGCGAAATCATTTGGGAGCCAACCGGTAAGAAGGTCTATAACAAAGAGACCGGTTTGTATGATAAGCCCAAGCGCAACAAGACCAGCAATATGTATGAGACTTCTGATGCGTATACTTTGTCTTCTGGTACAACCATTGAGAAGTATTATGCGGATTATGCTAACACAATGAAGGCGCTTGCTAACCAGGCTCGTGCTGAGTTGCGTCATACAGACAAGATGGTTTATAGTCCTTCTGCTAAGAAGGCTTATGCCGAAGAGGTCGAAACTCTTTCTGCTAAGCTTAAGAATGCTCAGATGAATGCCCCTCTTGAGCGTAAGGCACAGACTCTTGCCAATGCGACATTGCGTGTCGAGTTTGCAGACCATCCCGAGTATGATGAAGGCCAAAAGAAGAAGGCCAAATCTCGTCATCTTGAGGCCGCTCGCAATGCTGTTGGTGCTGGTAAAGAGCAGATTACTCTTAGCGATAGAGAATGGGAAGCAATTCAGGCCGGTGCTGTGTCTGATAGCAAGGCGTTACAAATCTTTGAGAATGCCGATTCCAAATTGCTTAGGCAGCGCGCTATGCCTAGAGGAAACAGCATAGCTCCCGCTAAGCTGGCTAAGGCAAAGACCATGCTTGCTAGCGATACCTATACATGGGCTGAGGTGGCTGAGATTCTAGGCGTCTCTGTGTCCGGTCTTCAGAAGGCTTTGGGTTAGGAGGTGACAGTGATGAAGCAGTATCTACTTACAACTGTCGACAACCCATACCATCCTATTGACCAATATGATGCCTGGCGTCAGTTCGATATGGAACACGGCTACTATACAGAGCAGAGACTTGCGAAAGTTGCTGCTATTTCTCATAGTCTTACTGATTTGGAGAATCAACGAAATATTAATGCAGCAGTCAATGATTTCATTCGCCTTGACGAGCTTGGCCTGTATAAGCGCATTGTTGTGGAAGATTAGTTGAATCTTTGCGAAATAACCCAGGTTCCTTATATAGGGCGTCTGTTTTGTAGAATGCTACTTTTTTAGTTTGCCTAAATTTAAAAGGCCTATTTTAAGGTCTAATAATTTGCGAAATATTAAGGTGGCTATTAAGCAAAATAGGCCCCTATATAAGGGCCTCTATATAGAAAGTCTAATAATTTGCGAAATATTAAGGCGGCTATTAAGCAAAATAGGTATCTATATAGAAGCCTTAGTATAGAGCGTATAATAATTTGCGAAATAAGTACGTGGTAGTAGTATAAAAACAACGTGGTATACAGAATACGTGGGCGTTAATACTAACATACTAATAACTATTTTAGTATTTATGGTGGTGGTCCATAGTAATCGAACATACTAATAACTACTATTAATAAGAAAATTCATAAAAATTTTCTAAAAATTCCCAGCCCCCTCTAGAAAAAAAACATAAGTTCTTTTCTTATGAGACCTCTTTTTCAATTTATGGTTAAAGAAAGACCGGTCGCGCGGAATCTCGATGACTCTGACCGCCATTTTGTTTACGCAAAAGACGGGAGGGGTGGTCGAGAAAAAGGCTGCACGTCATAGTCATCGCCGCCCTCTTTGAATTTTCCCCGGGGGTAAATTTGATATTTCGATTTTTGGTAGATTTAGTGGGGAGTATAAGAGTGTCCATCGCGGAGTTCTTGCCTTTCTCTCCTCCCACTGCCCTTTCTGGTCTCGCTAACCAACATCACGACCCCTCAAAACTCTTATACTTCCCACTAAGTCTACCAAAACTTTTAGTAAAACAACTACAAACCTTAAAAAGATAATCTAGAAAGGAGGTAAAAGTGCCTAGAAAGAGACCCCCAGCACAAACTCCAGAGGCTCGAGAGAACCAATTGATAGCTGCTGCAGTCGATTTGGCGGAGCAACAGCTTCGAGACGGCACCGCATCTCCTTCAGTCATCACCCATTTCCTCAAATTGGCATCAACCAAGCAACAATTGGAGATCGAAAAGCTTAAAAGCGAAACCGAATTCCTTCGCGCGAAGGCAGATGCTGTTCAGTCGAATCAAAGAAGTGAGGAACTTTACGCAGAAGCCATTGCGGCTATGAAACGTTACAGTGGTGTTGAGGAAGATTACTATGAGGAAGCGGTCCTATAGCGAGTTGCTTCAATTCAAATCGTTTGAAGACCGCTATGCCTATCTTAAGCTGGCTGGAGAAGTCGGAGACCCTACGTTCGGGTATGACCGATATTTCAATCAGCACTTTTACCATTCATCCGAGTGGCGGAGAGCCCGAAACGGAATCATACTTCGTGATAACGGTTGCGATTTGGGAATGCCTGATTACGAGATACATGGCCGAATCTATATTCACCACATCAATCCAATCACGAAGGAAGACGTAGAGAATTTTAGTGATAATTTGTTCGACCCCGAGAATCTCATATGTGTTACGTTCGATACACACAACGCGATTCATTATGGAGACGAACGAACTTTACCAAAAACTCCTATAGTTAGGGCTCCTGGAGACACATGCCCTTGGAGGTAATATGGATAGTATTTTAAACAGTGTCAAAGCGTACCTAGGAATTATGGAAGACGACTACGCGTTTGATTCAGACATTATTATGGCCATCAATGCGATAATGTTTGTTCTTAATCAATTTGGCGTAGGTCCTTCCGAACCGTTTGCCGTTGAGGATGCTAGTCAAACTTGGGACGAGCTTCTTGGCGACAATCCAATCGGCGGAGTTCGAGAGTATGTGAATCTTCGTGTCAAGATGCTGTTTGACCCGTCGACCAACAATCAAATAATGGACGCTCTTAAAGAGCAAATTGCGGAATTCGAATGGCGAATTCTAGCAGAAGTAGATAAAGTTGATTATGCAGCTAGGGAGGTGGAAAGTGAGTAATGTATATTTAGCCCATTATGGTATTCCAAACCAGAAATGGGGTGTTCGTCGTTTTCAAAATGAAGATGGTTCTTTAACACCTGCCGGACGTGAGCGTTATGGCGTTGGTCCGGAACGAGCTAGTAAGAAATATTCTAAAGCAGGAATGATCGGTCTCGAGGCTAAATACCAAGCAAAGCGAGCTGTGAAATCGGCTAAAAAGACAGCGTCCGATCTTAGTCGAATGCGAAAGGATTCTGTCGCCGCATCTAAGCAACGTCGTAAGCAGGCTAAAATCGAACGAGCGGAGCGTAAGGAACGAATTCGTAAAGAAAAAGCAGAAGACCTCGCTCGTAAAATTGCAGCGCGCGAATCCAAGAAATCGCTTTCCGACCTTAAAGACGAGTTTGACGAAGCTCGTATGAATGATGCTCGTCGTCGCGTTGCCGCTTTACTTGATAAGCGTGATCGTATTCAAGAAAAGGCATTCCTTAAAGAGCAAGAAAAAGCTCTTAAGAAGGATATGAAGAAGGCCAAAAAAGACGCTGAGAAGGAAGCTAAACGTCGACTTTCTAAGCGAGCTATACGTGATCTTAGCGACGATGAGCTTAATGCTCGAGTTAAGCGATTGGAAACTGAGATTAAGCTTGCCACCCTCGAGGCTCAGCGGTCTGCTCCAAAAACAACGGCTGTCGTTAAGTGGGTGACCGACGCAGTTAGTAGAGGAGCTTCTGAGGGGGCTACAAAGCTTGCTGGAACGACGGCTGTTAAATATGGAAAGCAAGCTCTTGGTCTTACCGATGAAGATATTAACGAGTTTATTCGTTTGACTAAAAAGAAGTAGGTGACCAATGCCCCTTTCAAACACAGCAACGCCGAAATACTACGGGATGTTCCGCGATGCAGTGTTACGAGGGGACATTCCTGTATGCGAGGAAATCTCAATGGAGATGAATCGCATCGACGCTCTAATCGCAAATCCAGGAGTCTATTACGATGAGCTCGCAATGGACGGCTATGTTAGGTTTTGCGAAGATGAGTGTACACTTACCGATGGTTCGGATTTGAACCTTCTTGACACGTTTAAACTTTGGGCCGAAGAGGTTTTCTGCTGGTGCTACTTTGTGGAGCGTTCTGTATACGAGCCAAACGAGGATGGGCATGGCGGTCATTGGGTTAAGAAGATTCGTAAGAAACGTCTTACGAATAAGCAATACTTAATTGTGGCTCGAGGAGCCGCCAAGTCCATGTACGGTTCGACAATTCAGAACTTCTTCCTAAATGTTGACACCGACACGACTCATCAGATTACCACAGCTCCGACGATGAAACAGGCCGAAGAGGTGCTATCGCCTATTCGAACTGCAATCGCAAGAGCTCGTGGTCCACTATTCAAATTCCTAACCGAAGGCTCGATTCAGAACACCACAGGCAGCAAAGCAAATCGTCAGAAACTCGCGTCGACCAAGAAGGGTATCGAGAATTTCTTGACAGGCTCTCTTCTCGAGGCTCGCCCGATGTCGATCGATAAGCTTCAGGGTCTTCGTCCTAAGATTTCCACGGTGGACGAGTGGCTTTCTGGTGATGTTCGAGAGGATGTCATCGGCGCAATCGAGCAGGGCGCATCTAAGATGGACGACTACTTGATCGTAGCCATGTCTTCCGAAGGAACTGTGCGAAACGGCTCTGGAGACTCCATTAAAATGGAGCTTATGAAGATTCTCAAGGGCGAGTATGTTAATCCTCACGTGTCTATTTGGTATTACCGACTCGACAAGATTGAGGAAGTCGCTGACCCGGACATGTGGGTTAAAGCTCAGCCGAATATTGGACTAACCGTCAGCTATGAGACTTATCAGCTCGACGTTGACCGAGCCGAGAAAGCTCCTGCTGCGAGAAACGATATTTTGGCTAAGCGCTTTGGCATCCCTATGGAGGGTTATACATATTTCTTCCGTTACGAGGAGACCATACCGCACGCTCGTCAAGATTACTGGGGTCTTCCTTGTGCTCTGGGAGCCGACTTGTCCCAAGGAGATGACTTCTGTGCTTTTACTTTTATGTTTCCTCTGCCTGGTGGCTTCGGGGTCAAAACCCGTTGCTATATTACCTCTCGTACTCTCGACCGTCTCCCTGGTGCTATGCGCCTTAAGTACGACGAATTTCTCCAAGAGGGCTCGTTGGTTGTTCTGGATGGTACTATTCTTGATATGATGGAAGTCTATGAGGATTTGGACCATTTCATCATTCAATCGGATTATGACATCCGGTCTTTTGGATTCGACCCCTACAATGCAAAGCAGTTTGTAGACCGTTGGGAAGCCGAGAATGGACCATATGGTATCACCAAAGTCATTCAGGGCGCAAAGACTGAGTCTGTGCCTTTGGGTGAGCTTAAGAAATTGGCAGAAGACCGAGTTCTCATGTTTGATGAGCAGCTTATGATGTTCTGTATGGGCAACGCGATTGTTATTGAGGATACCAATGGTAATCGCAAGCTTCTAAAAACCCGTTATGACCAAAAGATTGACGCGGTATCCGCCTTGATGGATGCGTATGTCTCATGGTCTGTGAATAGAGAGTTGTTTGAGTGATGAATGAGTTATATCATTACGGCATAAAAGATATGAAGTGGGGTATTCGGCGTTTTCAGAATCCTGATGGGTCTTTGACTACGGCCGGTCGACTTAGGTACGGTGTTGGACGACCGAATGGCGGCGTATTTGATAGTTCAAACACTGTGGCTAAGCGAGCAAAACGACTTGGAAAATTTGGAGTAGAGCTAGCAAAAGCAAAGTCGTATCAGTATAAAAATACTGGTCGATACAAATTTCGTCAAGCCAAATCCAACCTTGCTCGTAAGCTTAGGGGTGAGAAGGCTAATCGAAAAATTAAGAACGATAGTTGGGGTAGAACACTCGACTATACAGCCGCTCGTCATCAAGCACAATTTTATATAAAACAGTTCGGATCTATGGCTGCTGATTCAGTTGTTAGGTCTAGTAATCAAAGATTCATGAATCGAATTTCTACTGGACGTAGTTATATAAACGCTAAGCGTTCTTTGTCATTGGACGACTTTTATAAGGGAGCGTCTAAATTAGGCAAGGCAAAGGGAGCTGTTATGGCGAATATATTATCGAATGATTACGGAATGACACCCGATATATCTCGAACCAAAAAACTTCTCAAAGGCTCTGCCCGACTATCTCGATGGAGCTGATAATGGAGCACTATATATATTTAGCCCATTATGGCATAAAAGATATGAAGTGGGGCGTTCGGCGTTTTCAGAATCCTGATGGGTCTTTGACTCCAGAAGGCAGAGCGCGTTATTTGGGAGAACCTGTATCACAGAAAAACAAAACGGTATTTGTTTCTGGATCGTCAAAAACACAAGATAAATCTTCCGGTTATTATCTTAAGAAGCTTCCTTATTCCGTTCGATATGAGTTAAAAGAGCATATGAAACGCGGCGATAAAATAATCGTCGGTGATGCTCCAGGAATTGATCGTCAAACTCAGGATTATCTGGCCAAGAAAAAATATACTAATGTTGAAGTTTTTAGTCCAGGTAAAGAAGGCGCTCGATATTTAGCGAATCCGGGCTGGAAGCAAACAAACGTTGATAAACCTGGTGCTGAAATTGGTTCCAAAGAATGGCTTGCCGCAAAAGATTTTGTTATGTCCAATCTTGCTGACAAAGGAATTGCTGTAACCATTGATGAAGGCGCAAAAGCAACTCGCAAAAACGTCGACCGTCTCGTAGAAGCGAATAAAGAAGTTATGGTCTATGAGATTGGACGAGATAGAGGTCGTTTGGGTAATCTTTTAGGGCTTCGAGATAATAAGGCCACCACGTTTATCAATGGTAAAGAGGTTTCTGAAGGTTATTACGATGGTTACTGGGTCGGTGATCCTGATAATAAAAGCGGCGTAATTCCTGAGCATGAGTATGGTACTAGGACTCGCGAGATAGCCTCTGCGAAAATTAATAAAGAGCGTTCTGAAGCGTCTTCTCGCGGTAGCATGATGGATATCGTTTCGCAAGATAAGAAAAATTGGCGCGTTACTACCAACAAAAAGGGTGAACGTGGAGCAGAGTATATAGGTCCTGGAAATAGTGTTGATTCTCAGATTAAATCGCTTCGCAACGCCGGCTATACTTATCGAGAAATCGAACAGACTTTAGGTGTGAGTTCTAGTAAAATCGCCGAAATTCTTTCGTAAGTTTTAAAGGAGGTGACATATGCCAAATCCGACAATTCGAGAACGATTTAGCAAGGCGTGGAACGCGTTTATTGCTAAAGATAAGCGAGGCGATGCGGAGTATATCACCTCTCCTTCGATGGGGTATACCACGACCTATCGCGAGGACAAGACCCGTCTTCGATTGGGCTCCGAACGAACCATTATCGCTTCTATCTACAATCGCATTGCCGTGGACGTTGCGGCCATCAATCTTCAGCATTGCCGAGTTGATCAAAATGGAAAGTATATCGAGCCAATTGATTCCGAGCTAAACCAGTGTCTTCGTCTTTCTGCAAACATCGATCAGACGGCTCGCGAATTCATGGTCGATGCTGTACTTTCTCTTCTCGATGAAGGAACCGTGGCAATTGTTCCGGTTGATACTACGTTCGACATCACTAATCAGGGCTCGTACGACATTCTATCCATGCGAGTAGGACGAGTGACTCAATGGCATCCCGAGCATGTGCGAGTGGATCTTTACAATGATCGCAATGGCCGACACGAGGAAATCACTCTTCCGAAATCGGTGGTTGCGATTATTGAGAACCCGTTCTACGAGATTATGAACAAGCCGAATTCTACTCTTCAGAGGCTTCGTTCTAAGCTTGCCTTACTTGATGCCACTGATGCGAAGCAGAATTCCGATAAGCTTAACATCATCATTCAGATGCCATATGGTCTCAAGGGTAAGAACCGTGAAGAGCGGGCGAAGGAACGCATTAAAGACGTCGAGATGCAGCTTGTGGATTCCAAGTATGGAATCGCATACATGGACGCCACCGAAAAGATCGTTCAGCTTGGTCATCCAATCGAGAACAAGCTTCTTGACGAGATTGAGTATTTCACCAATACTCTCTACGCTCAGCTCGGTCTTACTCCGGCAGTCTTCGATGGCACAGCCGACGAGAAGGAAATGATTCAGTATTACAATCGTACACTTGAGCCAATTCTTGCGGCTTTTGTTGACGAGTTTAATAGGAAATTCCTAACTCGTACTGCTCGAAGTCAGGGTCAAGCTATTAGCTACTTCCGCGACCCGTTTCGTCTTGCTCCCGTCGAGACGCTTGCCGCAATTGCGGATAGCTTTACTGCCAATGAGATTGTTAGCTCTAACGAGTTCCGAGCTATTCTTGGTTTCCAGCCTTCGAACGATCCGCGTGCTGACCAGCTTCTCAATAAGAACATTAACCCAATTGCCGACGACCCTGGCGCGCAGCCAGCGATGGCGGAGGGTCTTGAAGAGAATCAAAATGGTATGGACACTGAGCTCGATGTTGAGTCCATGAGCATGGAAGAGGCACAAGAGTATCTTCGACAGCTTGAAGAGCTAGAGAAAGAGCTCGGTGGTTCCAATGAGTGAGATTAAGTATCGACTAATTGACCCTCATCTATCGCATGCTTCTTACACCGTCGGCCATTACGACCGTTCGAAGTATAATCCGACCAAATATTCGGATAAGTATAAGAAGACCGAAGCCATTATTGGTCGTAAAAGCTCGGCTTCGAGAGTTTCTGGGTATAAGTACGGACACTATGCGTCTCCTTATTACGACCCGGTCGCCCGTCACGAAAGATATTTGCGAGAGCGAAGTTCCCTAGGAATCGGAAAAGGAATCGATTCTATAGGCGGAAGTTCTTCTAGTGGCGGTAAGGGAAAATCTGGAAAAGGCAGCAAGGGCGGTAAAGGAAAATCCGGAAAAGGTTCTAAAGCTCGCGGCGGAAAAGGCTCGATGAAAGCCAATCTCGCAGGACTTTCCGAAGAGATAGCAAAACTCAAAGAAGAAAGTTCCTTAGATACCGAAGCACAGCGAGAGGCTGCTCGACGTAAAATTGAGGATTTAAAAGAAGAACTTCGTCAGCAAATGGAAAAACTTTCCGGAGCAGATGAAGAATCGGGCGTCAATGTTGCCGAGATTCGTGGTCGTATTCAATCGATTCGCAAAGAGATTGAAGACGCCGGTGGCGATTTACAAGATTGGGTGACTAAAGAAAAGGCTTCTTTGGAGCGAAGGATTGCCGCTCTATATAACGCTAGAGGGATTTCTTACAATACTAATGCCGCCAAGGATAAAGAGAATGCGTCAAAGGCTAGAGACAAAGAAGTGAAGTCTAGGGCGGATTCTATTTATAAAAGTAAGTCTAAGAAATAGGAGAAATTATGGGTTATGATTTTAGTGGCTATGCCACGAAGAATGACCTAACTTGCGGAGACGGTCGTATCATCCGCAAGGACGCGTTCAAGGATTGCGACGGTAAGACCGTACCGCTGGTGTGGCATCACATCCATAATGATCCTATGAACGTTTTAGGTCATGCCGACCTTGAGAATCGAGACGACGGCGTTTATGCTTATTGCTCGTTTAACGATACTCCTCAGGGTCAAAATGCTAAGACTTTAGTTCAGCATGGCGATGTCACCTCGATGTCAATCTACGCCAATAAGCTTAAGCAGCAGGGGAACAATGTTCTTCACGGCATGATTCGCGAGGTCAGCCTCGTTCTCGCTGGCGCTAATCCCGGAGCGCTTATCGATCCGCTCAGTATTCAGCATAGCGACGGCGATGTTACTGAGCTTGATGATGAGGCAATCATTTATTCTGGTGAGATATTCCATGCTGAAATCGTGGGCGAGGACGATATTGCTCATGCCGATGAAGATTCCGATGAGGAGGAGAAGGACGTGTCCAAGTCCGAGAAGACTGTTCAGGATGTCATCGATTCGATGACCGAGGAGCAGAAAAACGTTATGTATTATATGGTCGGCCAGGCTCTTCAGGATGAGGGCGCCGATTCCGACGACGATGATGCCGAGCATTCCGATATGGAGGATGATATGCACCGCAATGTTTTTGACCAGACCGACGAGGGCACCGAGACTCTGTCCCACGACGCCATGAACGAGATTCTCGCTGAGGCGCCCCGTTCTCACAACGGCAGCCTTAAGGACGCCTTCCTTGAGCATGGCATTGAGAACCTCGAGATTCTCTTCCCTGAGGCTCGTGCTATTGACAACACCCCGACTTTCATCAAGCGTGAGACCGGCTGGGTTTCTGCTTGGTGGGGCGCTCTGAAGAAGACCCCGTTCAGCCGCATCAAGTCTCGTACCGCTAACATCACCGAGTACGAGGCTCGTGCCCGTGGTTACATCAAGGGCAACCAGAAGATTGAGGAGTTCTTCTCGCTGGCGTCTCGTACGACCACTCCGACGACTGTCTACAAGCTGCAGAAGCTTGACCGCGACGACATCGTCGATATCGTCGACATGGACGTCGTTGCTTGGATGAAGGCCGAGATGCGCATGATGCTCGAGGAGGATCTGGCTGTGGCCACGCTTATTGGCGACGGCCGTCCTGCGAATGACGTCTCCAAGATCAAGGAGGACAACATTCGCCCGATTTATCATGACGATGACCTTTATTGCATCCACAAGGTTGTCACCATTCCGCAGTCGGCCACTTATGTTCAGATTGCGGACGCTCTTATCGATGCTGCTCTGCTTTCTCGCAAGGACTACAAGGGCACTGGCCAGCCGTGGTTCGTTACCACCAACGACGTTCTGACTCGTATGCTGCTTGCCAAGGATGAGATTGGTCATCGTCTGTATAAGACCGAGAGCGAGCTTGCTACCGCTCTGCGTGTCTCTCGTATCCTTGAGGTTCCCGTGCTTGAGGGCGCTCAGCGCACCGCTCAGGTTCCTGGCGAGACCGAGGGCTCTACCGTCAATGAGACTCGTACTCTCCTCGGTCTGATTGTCAACCCCAACGACTATGTCGTCGGTGCTGACAAGGGCGGCGCGGTCACCATGTTTGACGACTTCGACCTCAACTTCAACAAGTACGAGTACCTGATTGAGACCCGTTGCTCGGGCGCTCTGCAGGACCCGTTCACGGCCATCGCTCTCGAGACCACCAGCACCCTGCCGTTCACCTTCGGTCCGCGTTCTGGTGACTACAGCACCGCTACCAAGACCAAGGACTCCGTCGGTTGGCCTGAGGGCTATCCCAAGACTGGTGCTGTAAACGCTCCTGTGACTGACGGCGAGTAATCAAAATGGCAAGGTATTATGGGAATATAGGATTTGCGATTCAAGTGGAGGATGAGCCTGGCATTTGGGTTGACGCTATTGAGGAACGTCCTTATAAGGGCGATATAATTCGTAGCGGTCGTAGGTTTGATAATTCTGAAAACATTAACGACAATTTTACAATCACTAATGTCTTCAGCATCATATCCGACGCATTCTTATATTCCCATATACCTGCCATGCGCTATATTGAGTATCTTGGGTCCAAATTCAAGATAGTGTCTGTCGAGGTCGAACGTCCTCGAGTTGAAATTCGTGTTGGAGGTGTCTATGTCTCGGGAGATGTCTCGGGAGACTCGTCGTCTTAAACTGCACGAGATTTTAAGCTCCATTCCTGGAATTAAAAAGGCATATTTTCAACCTCCGGCGTCGATTTCTATGGAGTATCCGTGCATTGTATACAATTACGATGATGACATGAAGTACTTCGCTAATAACGAACCATATCTTGTTCGTGATCGATACTCGGTTACTCTCATTACAAAGAAGGCCATGCCGGATGAAACTCTGACGGCTTTGGATGAAATCGATTATTGCGACTTTGATAGGCACTATTCATCCGACAATCTTCATCATTTCGCATATAGGCTTATTCTGACAGAAAGGATTCAGAATGTCTAAGTTAGTTTGGGATGCTATTGGCGAGCATCGTTATGAGACTGGCGTTGACCACGGCGTTCTGTACCAGGTCACCAACGCCGGCAAGTATTCCGACGGTGTTGCTTGGAACGGTCTGACCAACGTTTCCGAGTCTCCTTCTGGCGCTGAGGCTCAGAAGCAGTACGCCGACAACATGAACTACCTGACGCTGTACTCTGCTGAGGAGTTTGGCGCTACCATCGAGGCGTTCACTTATCCTGACGAGTTTGAGCAGAATGACGGCTTTGCTAGCCCGACCAAGGGCATGCGCATCGGTCAGCAGACTCGTAAGGGCTTTGGTCTTTGCTATCGTACCAAGATTGGCAACGACGTTGCTGGCGATGAGTATGGCTATAAGCTTCATCTGATTTATGGTTGCCGCGCCGCACCGTCCGAGCGTGGTTACGCCACCATCAATGACTCGCCCGAGGCCATCACGTTCTCTTGGGAGCTCAGCACCACGCCTGTTCAGGTTCCCGGCTATGAGCCGACTTCTCAGATTACCATTCCTTCGACCGACTTTGAGTCTCAGGATGAGCAGACGAAGCTTGCCCTGCTCGAGTCGGTTCTTTTTGGCACTGATGGCGAGGGTCAGGCAACTGGCACCGTTCCCACCCTGCCTCTTCCCGAGGTTGTTCAGAAGATTCTTGATGGCACCATCACCACCGTTGAGGCTGCTCTCGCTGCGTAATCAAAATGGTAAGTAATTGGCTCGGGTTGGCCGCCGAGGGGAATGGTTCCTTTCACTACGTGTGAATTAGGACGGAGGAACCCTGCTGGGGAGCGCGGGGAAGACCCAGCTTAACGAGCGCTCATCGTGTGGGAGGCTTTGCGGAGCGCTCGGGACGTTACTAGGACAAAGCCACTGGAGCGGTATGGCGGGGTGCCGCTCCAAGATTTGGGGGTGTGGCGGAATGGCAGACGCAGGAGACTTGATTCCAGACGAGCTTTCTGATAGGTATAGGGCGTACGTTTGCAAAGACGGACGCGTTAGAGTCTATAATAAAGATACTAAGAAAGTTACGTCGTATCCAAGATTTCTAATGGAACAAGCGTTAGGGCGCCCGTTAGAAAAGAACGAGCAAATTCATCATTTGGATGAAGATCCGCTGAATAATAGTTTTTCTAATTTGGCTATAGTTTCGTCTAGTGAACACGCCAAATTCCATGCGACAAAATACTATGATAAAGAAGTGGTTTGTCCTTGGTGCGGAGAATCGTTCGTTTGGACAAAAGAGCAGCAGTCTAGGCATTATAGTAATGCGAGTCGTGTTAGCCGGCCTAACATGGCTGGACCGTTTTGTTCAAAAAGATGCGCTGGTTCTTATGGAAGATTTGAGCAGCTTAACCGGGAGGCTAAGACTGAATGCGAGTAAATTCGGCGAATCCTTACCTATGGCAACGCCGAGCCAAGCCTGAAAAGGAAGGTGTAGAGACTTAACACTCGCCGCGTAGAAAACGCGAAGACAAAGTCCAGACCACAAACGGATTATCCGGTAGTGAAAACTATAGTGGCAGGAAAATCTCCCGACTTCGGTCGTGAGGGTTCGAGTCCCTCCACCCCTACCATTTATATTTGGCCGTATAGCATAGCGGTTAGTGCAGTCGGCTCATAACCGATTGGTCGTAGGTTCGAATCCTACTGCGGCCACCATACGGGCCTGTAGCTCAGCAGGTTAGAGCAGGGGACTTTTAATCCCAAGGTCATGGGTTCGATTCCCATCGGGCCCACCATTCAATTTTTAGAGAGAAAGGGCTTTTATGACAACATTCGACATAAGTGCTGAAGGGTTTATTCGGTACTTCGTTGATTGGTTTAATGAGAATGTCGCAGATGCTGATGTTCCCATTATCACAAAACCAGACGTTTATTGCGTATGGTTTTCGTATGTTCTTGGCAGTTCCAAGTGTTTAATTTCGACCATTAGGCCGGACCATAGGTATTACGAGCTTACTTTTAACGGCGATACGCTTGAAGTGTATGTTGATACTTATGTTAAGGTTAATAATAACGAAGAAAAAGTTGCGATTCTTTAAGAGAAAGGCAAAGTAATGATTAAGTGGCCCATTACCTACACCGATTACAACGACGAGACTCATACTGAGGATTTCTACTTCAACCTCAATAAGGCCGAGGTTATGGAGATGAACCTCGACGCGAATGGCGCTTATGCCGAGTATCTTCAGCGCATGGTAGACCAGCGCGATGGTCATAAGCTTGGCGAAGAGTATAAGCGTATCATTCTCAAGTCTTATGGCGAGAAGTCGGCCGACGGTCGTCGATTCGTCAAATCTAAGGATCTCGCTGAGGCGTTTGAGCAGAGTGAGGCATATGTCGAGCTGTATATGGAGCTCATCGCCGACCCTGATAAGATGACCAAGTTTATCGAGGGCGTTATGCCTAAGGTTCCTGCTGACAATAAGCCTGCTCTTGAGAATCATATGAGTCTTGTTTAAGAGGTGATTAGAGTGCTCCGTATCACAGTGCCTGCACGAGAATTTTACGACGAATCCAAAGAAGAATTTGTCGAGATTAAAGAGCAGACTCTGGTTATGGAGCACTCTTTAATCTCCATATCAAAATGGGAAGCAAAATGGAAAAAGCCGTATCTTTCCGACAATGTCGAGAAAACTACGGAAGAAGCTTTGGACTATCTTCGGTGTATGACGATTATGCCAGCCAATGTTGACCCATTGGTGTATAAGTCATTGTCTTCTAAGAACGTCGAAGATATTTCGAATTACATAAAGGACCCTATGACGGCAACGACTATTAATAGATTTAGGACGTCGAATGGCCGCAAAGAGGTCTTGACTAGCGAATTGATATACTATTATATGATAGCACAGAACATACCTGTCGAGTTTGAGAAGTGGCACATAAATCGTCTCATAACTTTAATTGAGGTATGCGCTATCAAAAACGATCCGAATCCTAAGAAGATGAGCCGGTCGGCCATTGCCAAACAAAACCGAGCGATAAATAATGCAAGACGCGCTCGGTACAAGACTAAGGGCTGATGCTTTGTGGGGAAGATTATTTCCTTTGAAGCCAAAGGTGATTTTAGAAAAACGTATAAATTTCTTGAGCGAATTCGAGAGCTTAGAATTCAACATATTCTTAATCAATACGGCTCAAAGGGCGTCGACATACTTTCTGCGAATACTCCTGTGAAAACTGGCAAAACTGCATCTTCTTGGAGTTATGAAACGAATGTAAGCAACGACAGCATCTCTATCGAATGGTATAATTCTAGTCTAGCCAACGATGAGAAGACGCCTGTCGTGATTTTAATAATAAAAGGTCACGGTACTAGGAACGGCGGTTACGTTCCTCCTAATAATTTTGTTAATCCAGCTATGGATGACCTGTTCGCTGAAGCGGCCGATGCCGTTTGGAAGGTGGTGACATCTCTATGAGTAATGTTGACGAGCGCATTGTTTCGATGAAGTTCGACAATTCCGAGTTTGAGGCTGGAGCCACCAAGGCTATCGACATCTTAGACAAACTTAAGGATACTCTAAAATTTGACGGCGCAGAATCCGGAGTCGAGAATCTTAAAAAGTCTTTATCTGGATTTGATACCAATGGCGTTTCTAGTTCTTTGGAAACGGTCAAAGGCGGGTTTTCTGCGTTAGAGCAAGTGGGTATAGGAGCTCTTCGTCGAATTGGTGAAGAGGTCGCGAACCTTGGAATGAGACTTCTGAGGGATCTCGGCAATAATTTAACAAAGGGTGCTAAGGACGGTTTCGGAGAGTACCAAACTCAGATGAAATCCATTCAGACAATTAGCGCTAACTCTGGCGAAGAAATGTCTGTAATTAAGGATAATCTTAACGAGTTAAATGAGTATGCCGATAAAACTATTTATTCATTTTCCGAGATGACCGCAAACATTGGCCGATTTACGGCAGCAGGTCTTGACGTCAAAACGTCGACGAATGCTATTAAGGGCTTTTCGAATATGGCCGCTCTTGCGGGCGCAGGTTCTCAGGAAACCGCTCGAGGCATGTATCAGCTCAGCCAAGCAATGGCCACTGGAGTTGTTAAGTTACAGGACTGGCGATCCATTCAGAATGCCTCCATCGATACGGCAGCGTTTAAAGATATTCTAATTGAAACTGCTCGTGCAATGGACATGCCCGTCGACCAAGCGATTAAGAAGCAAGGAAGCTTCAACGCATCCCTGACCGAGGGTTGGCTTACCGCTGACGTCATGGGTCAGGCTCTTCAGGTCGCAACCATGAGTACGCGAGATTTTGCCGACGAGGAAGAAGGCATGGCTCAGCGTATGAAAGAGCTTTCCGCGATGGGTTATAGCGAGGATGTCGCTAAGAAACTTATCGGAATAGCCAACGCGGCCGACGACTCTGCCCGAGAGGTGCGAACTTTTCAGCAGTTGATGGAAACTGTTGAGGAGGCCATTGGTTCTGGTTGGGCAAAAACTTGGGAGCTTATCGTAGGTGATTTCGACCAAGCAACCGAGTTATTCACGACTTTGAGTCAGACGTTCGATAAGATAATCGGAGCTTCTGCAAACGCCCGAAATGCGTTCTTTAAGGAATGGGGCGATAAAGGCGGACGTGATGCGCTAATCGGCGCGTTGGCGAATTTATTCGAGGGCACTACTCGGATATTTGCACCTCTTCGCGATGCGTTTATGGAAGTTTTTAGTTTTAGCGGTTCGCAATTAGCCGTTCTTACTGAGAACTTTGCCATGTTTACGCAGCGTCTTGTAATCGGCGAAGACGTAATGAATAAGATACACGATACGTTCCAGTCGATATTTGTCATAGCGCATAGCGTTTTTGGCATTATCGGAAACGGCGTTCGTCTTGCTGTTGGATATCTTGGTCTATTCTTGAATGGATTTTTTGGAGTAGAAACAACGCTTCTCTCTGTTAATGATCTGTTATCTCCAGTGGCCGAATGGTTTAACAGAATCCATGAGGCAACTGACAAAGCTGTTAACAGTTTTTCTGAAATGGCGTATAAAGTTGTTAATTTTAGAGAAATACTGGATAAATTTAAATCCGGCAAATCGAGTTTAACAAAGTCGGACATTTTCGGAATACAGAGAAGTGATTTATTCGATCTCATTTCCGTCGGAGAAAACATTCGAAGGGTATTTGAAAACGTTATTGCTGTATTCGGGTATTTTTTCAGAGTTTTATTCTCGGCCTCTAAATCGATTTGGGTGTTTTCCGAACCTATAAGAGATTTAATCAAAATAATAAGTGGTTATTTTATTTCTAGAGTGGTTCCGAAGTTTGTCGAGTCCTTGGTTGGAATAACCAACGTGGTTCGCAAAATTGTTGATACCGTTACAGGAAACATTTCCGAATTGCTTGGCGCGATAACGAGTGTATTTTCCGAAGCATATAAAACAATTTCGAATTTCTTAGGTGCTTTGTGGTCTGTTCTATCAGAAAACTCCATTTTTAGGTCCTTTTCTGATGGGCTATCCAGAATATTCAATCTGTTTATTGGATTCTCCAGTGATAACGGTCCGTACTCTTCGTTTAATAATCTTATTAGTAAATATGTTATTAAACCTCTGGAAAGTTTTTCCGATGTAATATCCGGATTCAATAAAAGTCACGGATTCGAGTTCTTTAGGGAAAAAATTTCTAGTATAACTAGTATGGTCGGCGGACCGTTCGTTGCTGCGTTTTCTGGTGCTAAATGGGTACTGGAAAAAATAGTAGAGTTAGTGACTGGTCCGGTTGCGAGTGCATTCAAGACTGCTGGCGATTGGCTTGGCGGATTTGGTGGATTTGATTCCGTTAAGTCTTCTTTTGGATCTATCTTTTCTGCAGATTTTAAAAACCCATTTGCTAATTTCACATTACCAGCATCTATAAGTGAGAAAATAGAAGAACTAAAAACTAAATTTTCAGATTTGGGCGTTGCTACCGAAGGCGCAACTTGGAATATAGGAACTTTCATTAAGCAATGTGGCGCTAAGATAAAAACTTCTGGTAAGAACCGACTTGATGGAATCGTATCATCTCTTTCCACTAATTTTAGCAGGATAAAGGAGTATTTCAAGAGTCTCGGCGGAAATAGTCTTGGTCAAAACATTCGAAAAGTGTTTGGCGATGCTTATAATGCATTGTCGACATGGGTGCATAACATAGCATCTTCTACGAGTGGTTTTGGCGGAGCAATTGCGCAAGGATTTTCATTCGTTCTTGACCAATTGCAGAAAGTTCCTTCTTTGGTATCTTCTCTATTTGGTAGTGCCGGCCAAGTCGCTAGTGAAGGCGCTAAGAATCTAAGCAATACAGCCGAAGAGTTTAAAGAGAATCAAAAGACTTTTTGGAGTGGCATTTTCGATTCTCTGTCGAGTGTCGATATTGGAGGAACGTTATCGACATTTTTCGGAAATATTAAGGATAAGATTGTCACCGGATTTTCCAATTTGCTTTCTAACGGAACAGGATTCGATAAAACCAGCCTTAGAAGTTCTCTAGTTGGATTATTCGATTTCTCTGATGTTAAAATATCGTTGCCTGATTTTACTACGCCGATTGGCGATATGGTCGACGGATTCAGTAAAATATTGGACAAGTTTCCTGGTGATAAGATAGAAGGAATCATAACTCGAATATCCGGATGGGCTACCACCTTAGGAAAAATCGGTTTTGCTTTCTCTGGATGGCGTTTCTTAAATTCTTTGACTGCTTTCAATAAAGGTCTTGCTGCAGAAGGAAAGGGCCTCGGGCAACTATTCGAGAAGCTTCCGGAAGCTATTTCTGGAGGAATGGGCGGTTTCGCCAAAACTTTTGGTAAAGACGCTGCTGGAATGCTTAAAGATGGCATGGTCGAGATTTCGAAAGCGTTAAAAGAATTCGGAAAATCATTCAGTCCGTTTACCAAAAAGCAGGCGATGTCCAAATCGTTCCGACAAGTTGCCGAGGGTCTTCTGATTCTTGCAGCTGCGTTGTTTGTATTATCTAAAGTTCCTGCGGATGATTTGGAACGAGCTGGAGAGGCGCTTCTTAAATTAATGGCGCTTTCCGCTGGCTTGACGTTCTTGGCCGCTTGGTTTTCTAGTATGGCCAAGCTTGATTTAACCGGTGTTGGTATGGCAATGGCCGGCTTGGGCGTCGGAATGCTTGGTATGGCAGGAGCCATTTTCTTATTCACGAAGATGTCTTCGGATCCAAATATCGTCGTGGGAATGACCAATTTCAAGCTTGTTTTGACTATGCTGGTTGAGGCCATGGCAGTTCTTATGGCATTCTCGTCAATTGGCAATCTTTCTGGAGTAGCCTTTACGATACTCGCTTTGACTGCGGCCATAGGCATGTCGCTTGGAACAATAGTCCTTCTTGGTCTAATGCCGGATAAGATATTTATTGTTGGAGCGTCTCGACTGAAAGATCTCGGATTGTTCTTTGTTGAAGCCGAAGCGTTTTTAAGTATTGTAAATGGTCTGAGTAAAGCTACCGGCGGTTCTATGATTGGGGCGGTAGCTGCTGTTGCCGGACTAGTCGTTACAATCAGTCTTGCCATGCTTCCTATATTGGCGCTTTCCGCTTTTCCTGAAGACGTTTACAACACTGGTTCGGAGAGGCTTAAGGGCCTTTCGTTCTTCTACGGACTTCTTGCTGGATTTATGAGTCTTCTGGTTTCTAACGGTCCTGGAGCTTTACTGGCATCTTTGGCCATGATACCTATGGTCGCGGCGGTCAGTTTGGCTTCGTTGCCGATATATGTGCTTGGAAAAATATCGCCGGAAACCGTTGATAAGGGAGTCTCTGTTATTGCTAAGATATCCGTTCTTTTCTCGGCATTAATCGCGTTCTTCTCTTTCATATCGGTTAATGTTTTCGGAATCATCGGCGCGGCCATAGGTCTTACGTTACTTATGGTTCCAATAGCAATGCTGAGTGCTATTGTTGCGGCTCTGTCGTTTGTTGCTCATAAAGATTTAGGCGCAATTGAAGCTGCCGTACGTACATTAGAGGGCATAGTTCTCGCTATTGTAGGAATGGCTCTTACTGGAATATACGGAGCCGGAGGATTGGCTCTGCTTGCTGTCGGAATCACATTGATATCCGGCGCTTTGGTGCTTTTATCTTCGGCAATAAACGCTATAGATTTTAAGAGATTCGAAGACGGGATGGTCACATTCGGTCGTTCTATTGGAGAAGCTGGCGCAAATGTAATTACCGGATTTATCGGAGGAATCGCTAGCGGTCTCGGTTCGATCGTTCAGCAAGGAATCGATATGGCACAGACTTTCTTGAACGGTTTGACTAGTTCAGATGGTCTGGATGAGAATTCACCTTCTAAAGCGACGGAAGAGATTGGCGAATTCTCTATTGAAGGTTTCTTAAACGGAGTGGCTAACAAACTCGGCGAAATGCTGGGTATGGGTGAAGATAGCGGCCAAGAATTCCTTTCGGGTCTTTCTGATTTGCCAACCAAATTGGGAGAAAAAGCCTCCGAGGCTATGAACACGTTCATCGAAGGTATTGATACGGATAAGATAAAAGACAAGGGAACCAACATCACTCTCGGTATCATCGAGGGAATAAAGGGTGCCGCTTGGCAAAGTCTTACTTCGATTCCTGGCCAGATATTTGACGCTATTGCTGGAGGAGTTAAATCTTTCTTCGGAATCGAGTCTCCGTCCACCGTTATGGCGACTATTGGCAACAATATTCTTCAGGGTCTTATAAATGGTATTACCGATGGAAGTCTTTTGTCCAGTCTTGCCCAAGGCGCAGCAACTCTTGGAACCACGATTGTAAATGGCGTTGGCAATTTCGCAGGCGGTCTTATCACAAAAGCGAGCGAAGGCGTTAGCGGGTTCATATCTCGCATAACAGGTTCCACCGGAGCCGCACAAACTGCTGGTTCGCAAGTTGGTAATAGCGCTGTGAGCGGTATGGATACTCTCGCTAGCAACGCAGCTACGAAGGGCGTGAATGGTGTTCTTGCTCTTGCTAAGGGACTGTCTAGCGGCGCTTCTGGCGTAAACAAATCGGCAGCTGGTCTCAATACCACGGCGATTAAGGCTCTTGAAGTCATGAGTCGAAACATGGCGAAGGTCGCTCAAAGCTCAACCAAGGCCATGATTGGAGCTTTAAAATCGGGCGTCGGAGGCACTCGTAGTGCGGGCGCATCTCTTGCTTCTGCGGCTAGGTCTGGTGCTAGTGGGCATTCGCTTTATAGTGCAGGTACTAATCTTGCCGCTGGCTTCGCGAGAGGTATTTCTGCAGGAGCTTCCAGCGCGATTAATGCCGCGATTCGAATGGCTTCTGCTGCGATTAAAGCCGCGAAGAACGCATTGAAAGAGAAGTCACCTTCTCGTGTGTTCATGGGTATTGGCCGATACGTTTCTGAGGGTTTTGCCATAGGTATTAATCAGAGTGCTGGCGATGCTGTCAAGGCTGGCAAAGACCTTGCCAACTCTATTCCAGAAGCGTTTGGAAATGTCCTTGATTCGGTTTCTATCGATATCGAAGATATTCTCGATACCGACTATAATCCCGAAATCACCCCGGTAATCAACTCTACGAGCTTTGATTCTGGTATAGGACGTCTCCGCACCGCTCTTGGAACAAGTTTCAACGGCCTTTCTGTTGGGAATCTCAACTACACCGGAGAGCTTTCCGCTAAGATTTCCGACGCGAATGACCTCAATCAGCAAATGGTTGACGCCATGTCGAATAATACAATCGACTACGGCCTCCTCGGCGTGTCTGTTGCAAACGCATTAATTCAATCCGGAGTTCATGTTGAAATCGACGGCGGTCAGCTCATGGGATATTTGGCCGGTGAAATCAAAGACGTTCGTCGAATGTACGGTTAAAGGAGATATAGATGGCCAACTTGAGTGAGGGCACTTATATTATCTTAAATGTCAAATCAAAAATGGCCATCGATGTTGAAGGCGCTAGTGATAGCAGCGGAACTAATGTTCAGCAATGGACTAGGAACAACTCCGACGCTCAGATTTGGGCCTTAACCGAGCACTCCAACGGATGGCAAATAATTTGTTCTCTTACTGGAAAAAGCCTTGATGTAAGTACCGCGGCTAGTGGCCAGAATGTTCGTCAATGGAATGATAACAACACAATCAATCAGAGGTGGGTTATTGCTTCCGATAACAAGACGACCACTTATAATAGCAAAACGTATGATACATATGTCGTTAAGGCTGGCGGAGACAACAGTTTTGCCCTGGATATCGTGAACGGATCCACCTCTGCCGGTGCGAATTTGCAGCTCTATACTGCGAATAACACCGATGCGCAGAGGTGGATCTTCGTTCCGGTATCATCGCTTACCACAGAAGGCGTATACGAGATAGTTCTCGCTGACGATACGTCGATGTGCGTTGATATTGCTGGTGGCTCTACTTCGAATGGCGCAAACGTACAAGTATATAGTCGAAATGACACTAATGCTCAGAAATTCTTCGCTGATGTTGATGACTCCGAGTCCTTTATTACGGTTTTTCGTAATGTCGGATCCGATAAAGTTCTTGACATCGCTGGCGGAGTTGCTAAAGTCGGAGTTAACGTTCAGCAATATGTATCGAACAATACACCAGCCCAGAAATGGCTTCCAATTCAAAATGGTAACGTAAAAATCGATGGGCAAACCGTCCCTACGTATACCATCCGAGCGCAAACTGGCGATAATTTGGTGATGGACTGCAAGGGCGGAGGAAAAACTGCAAAGACGAACATTCAGATTTATTCTAGGAATAATACAATTGCTCAGAGGTTCGCCTTTGTAAAAACTGATGTTCTTGATTCATCAATATCGGCTCCGTCGTCGATATCCCAGACAAGCTTTACTAGGAGTGGCCCAGGAAATGTTACCATCCAGGGCCTGACGTTTAGCGGAACGGATATTTATTACCAAGCTCGGTATTTCATACGTTATTTCACAGCAGCTAGAGCCACTCATACGGATACGAGTTGGATGAATGTTAAAGACGATTCGACGTCTCGTTCTGGATGGGGAGATGCGTGGAATTACAGTGTCGAAGCTACTAAAAACGCAGAAGGAATGCTCGAATTCCCGTTCACAAAAACAGTTGCTTTGAACAACACGAATCACCGTTCTGCGGAGATTCATATCGAATATAGAGCATTTCGTCCGGCTGGAACTGGCAGTTCGTATGTTAGCGGCAAGTCATACCCGACGCACGGAAGCGCTAGCCAGGTAATAATATCTGTAACTCAAACGCCAGTGTTAGCAGCATCTTCCTTTACGTTTGTGGAAAGTTCGGACAGATCCAAGCTCGGCATTCGAATCGTCACATCCGATACATTCGGAAGTGGCTGCGAGATTTTCAGAGGAAGACTACTCGGTTCTGACGGAAATCCGATTACCGAGTGGGTCAGTGCGAATTCCATGACGTTATCGTTCTATGCCGACGGGGCTCTTCGTAGGATTCCAAACAACGGAGAGATTTGTACGCTCGAGTACCAGTACCTGTCGAGTGAATTATCGTCTGTTTCTGGTACAACTAATGCGACATTTAGCTACGGAAGCAGCTCGTTGGTTCTTAATCCGTCATTAGATTCGTCTATCGACGTCGGGGATTCTTGTTCCGTTTTAGTATCGAATCCGACAGCTAGCAAACTACATTGCCTTGTTGAGGTTTCGGATACGGATGGAACGGTGGTTCGAACCTGTAGTCGAATTTCATCGGTTAACGATAGGGCTTTATGGGAATGCTTGCCTCCGCTCAACAAGGATGCAAATCTAATCATAATCGGAAGTTCTAACGGTACCGATTGGTCTAGAAGTGACCTTACTTGCAGGGTTAACACTCATAACTTCATTTGGAATTGGGCCGAAAAGACTTCGTTTGACTACTACGAGAATTATGCGATTGTAATCATTAATACGGATGCTCCTCCTAGTCAGACCAGGAGCTTCGCTAATGATATTCAGTTTAATTCTCCAATGGGTAGAATCTATCCAGTAGGGTTCTCCAGCACAGCAGTTTCCTCTGACTTCTCTGTCGAAGGCGTAATTGTTGATCCGAATGCTAGCTATGAATCTGCAGAGCCTCTTCCCGATAAAGCAACCAAAGAAGATATTCTCAAATTGGTTAGACTCGCCGGTAAGGGCGTTCATCCTGTATATCGCACCCCGTATGGCGATTGGCAAATTGTTGCCGTCGAAGGTGTTGAAGTTTCCAAGACAGAACTCAACCTTTCTTCTGTCAACGTAAGACAGAGGGTGGTTGATGAGTGATGGATTGGTATGATACTGGATACACGTATCACATAGACGTGCTTGCAATTAGTGCGACTGATGTGACTAAAACTTTAGGGTTGCTTTCAGGGGTTCAACTAGACGGATGCACCATCAACGAAAACTATAACTCGGACAGTAGAGTTCAAGCGAAAGTAACGACAGTCGTTCGAGATGAGAAGTCTGATGGCTATATCGATAACGCTCGTCTCAGAATTGTATTGTCTATTCCTTCCCGAGGATGGATTGAGCCGCTTGTTACTGGATACGTTTCGGACATTAACGAGACTAAAGAGCACGGGTATACTAAGCGCACTTACACAATAGAGGGTACCATGTGGGGTCTTCTCGACCATGTAATGAAAGACCCCGTAACCATTGCTCAGGGTGCTAAGCTAATCAAGACTTGGTCCTCGCTTCTGTCCGGGCAAACCAAAATGCAGTACAATACAGATGGTGCTCAGGACCATTCGTTTAGTAACGTAACTATATACGAAGCCGGTTCGAAACTGAGTACAATTTTGTTTGAGTTATCTTCCGGCTATAGTCGTATGGACACGGATGGATACGGTGTCATAACTTTGAAGAAGTATACAGCTCCTTCGAAACGAGGAATCGACCGAGTTGTATATTTCAATCAGTTTAAGAACATAACAATGCCGTCAACAAGCAACACCTCATCTGAGTACGATAATCCTGGACGAGTTGTCGTCACAGCATCCGTCTCGGTTGAGGAGAACGGTGAGACTACGCAGCAAGTAATTGTTGGTTCATACGATGCGCCGAGTTCTGACAAAACGTCGATCAATGTTCGAGGCTATTTGAAGGGAAAGACTGAGTCGTACTCCGGCTCTAGCGAGAATCCTTCAAAATCAGAACTAAATTCTGTGGCTAAGACCAAGTATGACGATGCCCAAACGGCTGGCAGAAACTGGGATGCGCAGAGTGTATTCGCTAATTACAAAGCTGGCGAAGTTATTAAATATGTTCACTCTAATCTAAAAGAGAGCAAATGCTTGGTTCAGACGGTTAATACGAACTTAGCTTCGTTTACGCAAGATTTAACTTTAAAAGAGGTGTAGGATGCTTAAGTCTGATGCTGCCGCTTTTTTGGCAGGAGTTAAACAAGTCGAAGGAGCGGCGGCATCGGCTCCTACCAATCTTCATGTCATCACCGGAGAGGTTGGCACTACCTCCGAAGATGGAAAAACCACCGTTTCAATAGACGGTCTCGTCTTCTCTGAAGAAGATAGTCAAGAAATTCAGATTGACACACTCGGCGGCCTCGAAGAGGGCGACATTGCGACGATCATTCTTACTGGAGAATCGGGACACGGGATGACGCCTCTAGCAATTGGCGGAGTCGGTTCTGTCGATCGATTAAAAGCTAGAGTTGTCGATACTGAATTATTGCTTGCGGACAAGGCCGACATCGAAGACCTTGAAGCTGCGACGGCTCGTATCGGCGACCTCGAAGCCGACCATGTTAGTGTCGATACATTGGAAGCTGCGACGGCTCGTATCGAGACTCTCGAGGTTGACCACGTATCTGTTGCGGATTTCGAGGTGGAGCAGGCTAACATCGACAGCCTTCAAGCGGCCACGGCGGACATCGACACCATCAGGGCCAATAGTGCCAAGGTGCAGAACCTCACAGCCGCCCAGCTTGAGGCCGACCATGCTACCATCGGTACGCTCGACACCACGTACATGCATGCTGACATGGCGAACGCTGATGTGGCGTGGATTCAGAACGGCACCATCAAGGACGGCGCTATCGTTAGTGCAATGATTAACGACGTTAGCGCGAACAAGCTCACCGCTGGCACCATCAACGGCTCGGTCATCAATGTCACCAACCTCAACGCCGACAACATAACGACTGGCACCATCAACGGCCAGCGCATCGGCGAGGGTTCGCTCAGTCTTTCAAAATTGGAAGAGAATGTGTACACCGAGACCGAGGTCGACAACATCGTAGACGGCCTGAACGACCGAATCGACGGCGCAATCGAGACCCACACCGGAACGGCGGTACCCACGCTTAACAACTCCCCCGCGAGCAGTTGGAACACAACCAAGCTCAGGGACGAGCATGTGGGTGACGTTTACTACGTAGTGAACTCGCAGAGTCAGCAGAACGGATATTGTTACCGATTCACCAAGTCCGGCAGCACGTACTCGTGGCAGCTAATCAAGGACAGCGACGTGACGGCGGCACTCTCCCGCCTGACCACCGCCGAGGGCAAGATTACGACCTTCGACAGTGATATTTCCCAGCTCAAGACCGACACGGGTACCCTCACGACCAAGACCACGAGCCTTGAGACGCGCATGTCCAATGCCGAGTCGGACATCCTCGATAAGGTCGACACAACGACCTTCAACGAGGTCTCGGACACAGTAGACCAGCACTCGCAGACCATCTCGCAGCACACCACGGCAATCTCCAACAAGGCCGACAGCTCCACGGTCACAGCCGTCACGAACCGCGTCAGCAAGAACGAGCAGGACATCTCCGGCATCAACACCACCATCGGCGAGCTGCAAGAGACTGTCGAGAGTAAGGCGGACGGGTCAACCGTAAGCACCATCAGCAACAAGCTCAACACTGTCAGCGACACGGTGGACGGCCACACGCAGACCCTCACGAGCATCCAGAACACTCTCAGCACCAAGGCCGACAGCTCGACGGTCAGCACGCTCCAGACGAACTACGCCACGTTCAAGCAGCAGACCGAGCAGTTCGAGTCCACCGTTGGCACGACCTATGCCACCAAGACCGAACTCAAGGGTGCCACGGATGACATTACGGAGCTTGAGGGCAGGGTATCCACTAACGAGACCTCAATCTCGAACAATGCCTCAGCCATCGCCCTCAAGGCCAACTCCTCCGACGTGTACACCAAAAGCGGCGTGGACGGCCTTATCTCGACGGAGGTGACGAACCGCAATGCCGCCATCACCGCTAAAGCAAACGAGATAACATCCACCGTCTCACAGACCTACACCACCAAAACCGAGTTCGACAACCTCGAGATTGGTGGGAGGAACCTGCTCTACAACACGGGGGACTGGTCAAGCTGGGCATGCACACCGAAGGCCACCGTCTCCGATGGGGTGCTGACCACCGCCAACACAGACACGTCCGCGTTCCAGAGGGCCAACGGCTGGTTCACTCTCGACAAGGCAGACATAGTCGACAGAGTTATCACCGTCTCGTTCGAGGCCAAGAAGACGGACGCGACAGCGCTGAGCACATTGTGCTTCCAGTTGTTCACGACATCCGCTGCACCGAAGAGCGTGACGAGCGGCAACATCCCAGAGGGAACGAGGTACTACGTCAATCTCAGCGCATCGTCTGGCCCGAAGGTCACAATCGAGAACGCCACGGCAATCAACGCCACCACTTGGACCAAGGTGACAATCACGTTCAAGCCGTCCGAGGTCTTGAACGCCAGCTACACAGAGTACGCATACCTTGCCATGTACGTCGGAATCAACAACCGCGTCGGCTCTGCTCAGTACAGGAGGTTGAAGGCGGAGTTCGCAAACCGCGCGTCCGACTGGACCCCGGCTCCCGAGGACATCGAGACACGCGTTTCGTCGGCCGAGTCGGCAATCACCCAGAACGCCCAGAACATCGAACTCAAGGTGAGCGAGAGCGATGTGACGGGCAACTACCTCATTGGCAAGATTAACCTGAACTCCACCACGGCATCCATCGCCGCACAGCGCATCAACCTCCAAGGTGCGGTCACCATCTCTGACCTAAGCTCTGACGCGCAGTCGGCCACGCTCAACAGCAACATCGTCGGAGGTGGCATCAACCTTATAGGCGCTTTCAACCTATACGGCAATAACAACAGCAAGTATGACCACTCGACTGGCACACTGACCAGCACGACAACGACGAACACTGCCGACAACTCAGTGTACTTGCAGCTCTACAAAGACGGTATCTATGTGAGGCAGTACGGCAGCGGCTTTGGAGCGTCGAGCGTTGGGAAACTGTGCGGGTGGACGTTCGAGAAGATGTCCGACTTCAACGGCATTCGTCTTAAGTTCAACGGAGACAAGGCCGACGCTGCTGTCGTATGGAGCATTCCATCGATTGCCGATGGCACTACAATCACCCTCAGCTTCCGTCTTGACTCAATCAGCTCTGACGGCAAGGGTAACGGTGGCGTCATATCGGGGATTAACCTTCGTGCCGGAACTTTGCTGTCGGAGTGGTCCTTGGCTCCGCAGGACGAAATCGTGGGCGGAAGGAACCTGTTCGTAGATACCGACCGATACCTGACGACCTTCAATGGAAGTGCCTTCGGCGGGGAGAACTCCCTTCTGAGCGTGATTCCCGCTGGCGAGACGATAACGATATCCGTAGAAATCAACGCAGACAACTTGGTCTGGGCAAGCTCTGGCCAAAGACGAATCGGATGCGAGACAAGCGTAACGAAGACTGGCGGAGGCAGTCAATATATCGGAGCTTGGGCGGGAACCTCGATTTCACAGGGTAACAATATCGTTGAAGTACTCGACGGGACCATGCACAAGCGCATATCTAAGACGTTTGTGCTTCTCGGAGACATGGTTGTCGGTCGAGACGTGAATCTGTATACGCAGGGGGTCGCGTCCGGAACGCTGTCGGTCGGACGAGTAAAGGTGGAACGTGGCGATACCGCAACCGACTGGACTCCATCACCGGAGGACGTTGATAGCGCCATCTCCAACGCCGCCAAGACGGCCACCTCATACGTCACCGACATCACTGGTGGCGGCATCATGGTGCACCCGTCAGGTGACCAGAACACGGGCGTGCGCGTCACGAGCGACGTGGACATCCTCAGGGGCGGCACGAGCGTGGCGAACTACGGCACGACGGCCCGCATAGGCACTCTCGCAGGTAAGCACGTGTCCATCGACTCCGACTCTGTGGACTTGATGGACGGCAACACGAGCCTTGCTACCTTTGGTGCGAACGACACGCACATCGGCATGTCTGGCACCGGCAACGTGTACATGGCAAACGACAAGTTCCTGCTGTCTGCGGTGACCACAGAAGGAACGTGGGACTCAACGGAGGGCTCGGTCACGACGTCCGTCCCCTACACGGAGGTCAAGAGCGGCTTCAAGGCGCAGAACATAGGCACGAACTATCGCGTGTACTCCGGTCTCAACTCGACACTGGGCTACAACGACGACGGCGGATACACGGCCTCGGACACATACATAGACGCATGGGTTGAAGACAGTTCTGGACACGAGCTGCACAGGGCTTACGTCGAGCTTCGGGCAGACCCTCTGTACAAGACAGCCGTGAGGCTCCACGGCGATGAGATTGGACTTGGGGGCAATAGCGTTTGGTACCAAAGTCCCTACAACGGGTACCCGTTGGACCTCGGCAAGCCCGTCGTGCGCTCGGCCAGCAAGTCCATGACCATCACCAGCACGAACACTTGGATTGACGGGCCTTCCGTCTACCTCGACCAAGGGCAGTGGCTAGTGGTCGGCGTGGCGTGCTTCAACTCAGGCTCTTCGTCGGGGAACCGCAAGCTACGCGCCCAGCTCCGACTCGATACCAGCGTGTATGTAGAGGGCACCGAGGTCCGCGTTGCTACCAACGAGTACGGCAGGATTCAGGCAACCGCAGTCATGACGGTCAACTCCTCGGAGGGCCTTGACGCGACGCTCGTCCTCAGCAGCAGCATGACCTTCACATCGGCCACGACCTCATACGTCACAGCCGTCCAACTAGCGTAAGGAGACCGCATGGAACGGTACGAGAGGCCAACTAGGCCGGACAACCCTAATGGATATTCGCACAGCGTCAACGGCAAGTGGGTCTCCGACGAGGAGTACCAACAGTGGCAGGAGATGCTGCAAGCGGTCATCGCTGGCGAGATGGCCGAGGCTCAGGCGATTGCCGAGCAGTACGAGCTGATACGTCCGCTCGACCCGACCGAGGTGCTCGCTGCGATGATTCACGCCAACCCGGAGGTCGTGGAGTCCATGCCGGACGAGACGGTTGGGCGCATGCAGCCCTACTTCCCGCGATGGGCGACAGGAACCGAGTATGCAGTCGGAAGCAAGGTGACCTACGGCGAGGGTGACGGCGTGGTCTACCGCTGCCTACAGGCCCACACGTCTCAGGACACTTGGACGCCAACCGATTCTCCGTCCCTCTGGGCCAAGGTGCTGACTTCTGCTGGCGAGATTCTGCCGTGGGAACAGCCCAGCTCGACCAACCCTTACATGAAGGGAGACAAGGTTCTATGGGACGGCAAGACGTGGGTGTCCGACGTCGACAACAACGTGTGGATGCCCGGAGTCTACGGATGGAGTGAGGTCTGATGCCATACCCATCGCCAGAAGATATTCGTAAAGCAAAACGAGATTCATTATTGGCAATATTGGTGTTTTTCATTTTGCTTGCGTTTATCATTGAATTCGGATTTATATTTTACATAGCAATGGTTTCATAGAGAAAGGTAAACCATGGAAATCGACTGCAGAATTCCAGTAAGCGCAGTCTTACCCGACCCAACAAATAGTGTAGAGATTAAGGACGAAATCGAAGCTCGCCCTATTGAGTACTATACGTTCTACGGCACAGATACCCAGCAAGTATTCGACCTGGATATTTGGCCCGATATGTTGGGAGGCAGCAATGGCAACGGCTAATACGGTTCTTAGTATTGCGGCTAAGGAAATCGGATATTACGCACCAAATGACCCTGAGCCTGGTTCTAAATACGGACGATGGCTTGCCAAGAAGTGGAACGAGTCGTGGCTTGCAGGCCCGTCAACCTCAATTTGGTGGTGTTGCCTGTTTGTAAGCTGGTGTCTCGACAAGGCTGGGCAAAAGTGCGACGGGTTCCCAACCTATAACACCGACCTCGCTTGGTCTAAGGCGAAGAAGTACGGAGTCAATAAGAACAACACCAAGCCCGGCGACATTGTGATATTTGACTGGAACATGAATTCGGCAGCCACCGATCACATCGGATTCGTAGAGAAGAACCTTGGCAATGGATATATTCAAACGATTGAGGGAAACACATCCGGAACTGATTGGGGCAGTCAATACGCTGGTAACGGAGTTCATCGTCGTGTGCGTTCTCTCAGTCTGGTTCGTTACTGCATTAGGCCACCCTATACTGGTGCTCCTTCCTCAACAACTTCTACTACTTCTTCAGCATCTTCTGGAAGCGTGGTTAAAATGACCGGCATTGGCGGAACTTACGAGGTTGTAACTGACGCTTTGAACATTCGTGAGTCTCCGAGTCTTAAGGGACAGATTCTAAAGGATACTCACTATGTCAAAGGAAACAAAGTCATTCTTGACGACGTCGCCTACGTCTCCGATGGCATCATTTGGGGACGTTATACCGGGGCCTCTTCTGGTAAGAAGCGTTACATCGCCATTGGCAAGTTAACATTCGTTAAGCGTGTCTAGGAAAGACGCTCTCGTCAACCTAGCTTTAAACTATGCAGAGGACGACAGCCATGGATATTCTCAGAAGCCACCATCAGGCCGATGGGGACCAGACTATGACTGCTCGTCCCTGCTTTACCATTTGGCTAGTGAAGCCGGTTATCCAGTTGGTTCAGGTGGAGACAAAGTGAGGTTCACGGGAACTATGCTAAAAGACTTTGAAAAGGCCGGCTTTCAGATTTTACCTTTCGCCAATGTTGGAATTAGTGACTTAGAGGTCGGAGATATTCTCCTAAACCTTGCGCTTCATGCCGAAGTATATGTAGGAAACGGAGAAAGCGTCGGTGCTACCGGGAGCGAGACAGGCGGCTACGTCGGAGAAGCTGGTGACCAAACAGGTCATGAGATTGAAAGGCACCCCGTAACTACGTTCGACAAGGAATGGGATTATATTCTCCGGCCTCCAGTCGAAGAAAAGGAAGGTGATGATATGCCTACTATGAATTACAATCAACCGCAGGGTATGATGTATCCGCAAGGTTGGAATAATGGCTATCCGCAGTCAACAGTTCCGATGGGTCGTAGCTATAATACTGGCTACCCTCAGGGCAACCTCGGTCAGATGAATGGATATTCTCAGGCTAATGCGGGCTATCCCCAGGGCGGATACCAGCAAGGCTACCCTCAGGGCATGGATAACGACCTCTGCTTTGTAATGGGCATCGAGGGTGCTAAGAATCTTCACGGAGCACCCAATTCTCGTAAGGCCGTGTTCGATGAGGACCAGCCCATAATGTACGTGGTTGGTTTCGACCAGCAGGGTAACTGTAATGATATTCACGTGTATCATTTCGAGGAAGTCTCGGAGGAAATGCCCCAGCATCTGTCGCCGCTGATGAAGCAGAACATGATGCCTATGGGCGGTGGCTTAGGTCAGCAGGGTGAATTCATTACTCGAGCCGAGTTCGACGAACTTAAGGAGATGCTGACAAATGGCCAATCCACTTCGCAGACAGATGTCAATGCCTCAAGGTCCGGCGCCAATGGGGCAACCCAATCCGCAACCGCTGGGCGGACCCGATAATCCAATGCAGCGAATGATATTTGATATGCTGTATCAACGTAATCCAAAATTCAGGGAACTGGCTGACTCGGTTCGCGGACAAGATCCTCGGCAAGCTTGTCGACAATATGGAGTAGATTACAATCAACTTCAAAATATGGACGTAAACCAAGTTAAGCAAATGCTTGGATTCTAAGAGGATTGAGAACAGGAGTTAACTAATGGCAGTCACGCTTGGTTCTAATGGCGTGCTGGAGGCGAATCTAATTATTCCACAAAGTACCACGTTCGCATGTGCAATTGAGCACACGGATACCGAAGGAACCCCAATCGACCATACTGGCTATATTCCGCATATGCGTATCATAGATAAGCAGAAGAAGGAACATGATATTGGCCAGTATGTCTCTTTCGACGGTAGTGATGTTCTTATCGAGCTTCCTTCAGCCGTTACTGAATCGTTGGCTCTTGGTTCTGGAAAGTATGACTTAATGCTCGAGGATTCCTCGGGGCATGTGGTTCGTCTCCTGTACGGAGCAGTTAGCATTATCGACACTTATTCTTTGGATGACTAATGGGTGCGGTAATCAGACTGGTAAATGGAAGCCGCGCTACGGCGAGGGAAAGACGCTATGTAGCAAAAGCAACCTGCGCAACCAGTCGAGCTCGAGCTATTCAAAATCACACATTTGGCGGTAGTCCATACGACGGAACATATGAAATTACGCCAACCGATTATGAGCAATACCTCGACACCGCAGGAAAAGTTATGCGCGACGAGGTAACGGTTCACAAGGTCCCATATTTTGAGACCGGTAATGAAAGCGGAGGGTTTACCGTCTCTATTCTGAGCTAAGGAGGCTCGCATGCCTAACCAGTATGTAAACAAAGTTGTTTATGGCGGCAATACGTTAATTGACTTAACCGCCGACACCATTACTGTTGATAAATTAGCCAGCGGCATTACTGCTCATGACAAGTCTGGCGCACCTATCACAGGTACTAACACCTTCGACTCGGACACTAGTGACGATACCGCTGTTGCGTCCGAGATTCTCGCCACCAAGACGGCTCATGCTCGTGGTACCGCCATCACGGGTACCATGCCGAACCGTGGCGCTGTCACCGGTACCATCACCACCAAGGCGCAGCAGTATACCATCCAGCAGGGCTACCATGATGGTTCGGGTAAGGTGTCCATCAGCTCGACCGAGCAGGCGAAGATTATCGCAACTAACATTCGTCAGGGCGTAACGATTCTCGGTGTCGAGGGCACCATGTCTGGTACCGAGGACATGGATATTGAGCCCGCCAAGACTGTGACCCCGACCACCTCTGCTCAGACGGTGCTTCCTGCTACTGGATACGACGGTATGGCGCAGGTTACTGTTGAGGCGATCCCCTACGTCGAGAGCGACAACAGCGCAGGAGGCAAGACTGTAACCATCGCTGGCGCCGCGTAGGATATTTAAGGAGGTCTTATGGCCGTAAATAAGGTCGTCTACGGCACGACCGTGCTAGTAGACCTCACTGAGGATACCGTCACAGCAGACACCCTCATGCAGGGCTACACCGCACATGACAAGTCTGGTGCGCTCATCACGGGGACGGCAGACATAACCGAGGGTAGCGTCTACCAAGACCAAGACGGCTATCTGGTCGTGGACGATTCCGAGTCATCTGCACCGCAGGGCAACCTGACCATCACCGCGAACGGCACGTATGATGTGACGCAGTACGCAGGGGCGACGGTGGATGTCGTCAAGACGTACACGGCGACCATCAGTGGCACGGGTAACAGCGCGAAATGCGTGGTGCGCAAAGCTGGCGACGCAATCGATTATTATACCGATGGTAACACTTTCACATTCACCGAGAACGATGACTTGGAAATACATTTTGCTGCACCGTCGACGGCTTATAAAGGTCACGTAACGGTGAACGGCATTGAGTCGGATTCTACTATAACGTATATAAAAACCTACATAGTGTCGAAGCCGCGCACCAACCTTACGATAGAGCTTTCGTACTCGCCATCCTCGGACACATACGTCAACATAGTTATCCCACCCGCATTGGTTGGAGACGTTGACGGCGGTGGAGCGAGGAGCATCGGAGGATATTCCTTCGCCAACGTGAGGGGCATGTCTGAGACGGACTTGAAGAACTTCATACAGAGAGGTAGCACCTTCACCGATATCAACTGGCCCGATGGGTTGACTAGTATTGGGAGCTACGCTTTTGCTGGATGTAGCCACTTCAACCCGTCAAGTCTTCCGAGCAGTTTAACAAGCATCGGTAGCTATGCTTTTATGAGCTGCTCAATCCTCGCCCTGACGTCGCTGCCGAGCGGCGTTACCTCGATTGGCGCGAATGCATTTTCTGGGTGCAAAAAACTCGCCCTGGCATCCTTGCCGAGCGGCTTAACGACAATCGCTGACTATGCGTTCCAGAACTGCAATCTGCTTGCGCTCACGAGCTTGCCGAGCGGAATAAAAAATATCTTTGTGTACGCTTTTTTGAACTGCTATAACCTTGCCCTAACATCGCTGCCGAGCAGCCTAACGGCGATTCAGAACTATGCGTTCTCGTGCTGCGAGAGCATAACGTCCATAAGCTGCGACGGCGAAATAACCACGCTGGGGTATTACGCTTTTAACGGTAGCAGCAGCCACCCGATGCAGCTGGAATCGGCGAGCTTCCCGAACATGTCAGCCTCAAATCTGTACAACACGTTCGGGAGCACCACGGACGCGAATGCATGCCAGCAGCTCGCGTTCTGCGACATTGGTAGCACGTCGGCAATCGCCTCGAACGCATTCAATAACTGCTACGCGCTGCAAACCCTTGTCCTGCGCAAGTCGGATTCAATCTGCACGCTGTCAAACGTGAACGCGTTTACCAACACCCCAATGCGCGGTTATAACAGCCTGACGGGCACGGTCTACGTCCCATCCGCGCTCATATCTACGTACCAGACAGCGACCAACTGGAGCACGCTGTACAACGCGGGCACCGTGACGTTCGCAGCAATTGAGGGGAGTGAGTACGAACGTGATTAAGACAGAGACGCTTACCATCAACAGCGTGCAGTTCATCCGCACGTACTCCGATTCCGGGCGCTACGTCGTGCGCGACGGCGTTTCCTACGACGAGGCCATCGACCCCGCAGAGCTGGGGCGCACCTACGCGGAGGGCGACCTGATCCCCGTCGACGGCGATGAGTCGCTAGAAGTGCTGGACATACTGTTGGGAGGCTCCGATGATTAGCCTTGAGAAGGCGCGGAAGATTCGCGCAGTCATGGAGCAGAGCGCCGCCACGCTGGACGATGCCGCAGCACTGGACGTGGTGCCGATGTTCGCAAAGTGGTCACCGACCGCAACATACGAGACTGGCGAGCGCGTTAGGTACCACGGCACGCTCTACAAGTGCTTACAGACACATGCGGCGCAGGAGACGTGGACCCCCACTGACGCCACGTCACTCTGGGCGCAGGTGCTCATTCCAGACCCAGAGGTGATTCCTGAGTGGGTGCAGCCTGAGTCAACCAACCCGTACATGAAGGGTGACAAGGTGACGCACAACGGGCAGACGTGGGTGTCGCTGGTCGACAACAACGTGTGGGAGCCAGGCGCTATCGGCACGGAGGCCCTGTGGGAGGTGGTCGAATGAGCGACAACCTAACGGTCTTCGGCATCGACTACACGGGCGTCACTGGCATTAAGGCTAAGGGCACGGGCAACGGTACTCTGACTTATATTCGTCCTGCGGGAACCAAGTCCATCAGCGCTAATGGCACTGGCATAGACGTGACACAGTATGCGAGCGTGGACGTGGCGGTACCTACGGGTGGAACACCTACTCTCCAATCTAAGTCAGTCAGCTACACGCCATCGGAGACGGCGCAATCCGCCACTGTCACGCCAGACAGCGGCTACGACGGTTTGTCCGGCGTCGTCGTGAGCGTAGGGGCAATTCCGTCCGACTACGTAGGCAGCGGCATCACGCAGCGCAGCTCAAGCGACCTCACGGCATCTGGTGCCACTGTGACCGTCCCCGCTGGCTACTACTCCGCGCAGGCTTCCAAGGCCGTCGCAAGCGGCACCGCTGGCACTCCCACGGCCACCAAGGGAACCGTCAGCGACCACTCCGTCTCAGTGACCCCATCGGTGACCAACACGACGGGCTACATCACTGGTGGCACCAAGAGCGGCACGGCTGTGACCGTCAGCGCCTCCGAGCTGGTCTCTGGCACCTACACGGTCGGCGCGAGCGGCACCCATGACGTGACCAACTACGCATCGGCAAGCGTCGCGTCGGGCGGGGCAACGGCATCCGCGACAAAGGGGGCGGTGAGCAACCACAGCGTCACGGTCACGCCCTCTGTGACCCGCACGGCTGGCTACGTCACCGCCGGCACGGCCAACGGCACGGCTGTCACTGTCTCAGCCTCCGAGCTTGTCAGTGGTAGTCAGACACTCACCGACAATGGCACGGTGGACGTGACCAACCTCGCAAGCGTTACGGTGGCAATCCCCATCGTGACCTACCACACGTCATCAAGCGCACCGACAAGCTCCCAAGGCTCGGACGGTGACCTCTGGCTGGTGACGGCGTAATGGCTACCGAGCAATTCACGGTCACAAGCTATCCGGCGAGCTACACCACGTCGGGCAGCATCAGCGGCACGAAGTATCGCAACGCGATCGGAAAGGGCTCCGACACGTCAGCCGTGACGGGCAACGACTACTGCTCGTCGCGCAACAGCTACGCCAACATCTACTACGCCTTCGACTTCTCTGAAATCCCGGACGGCGCAGAGATAGTCTCGGTCGAGTGCTCCGTCA